TCCAAGCTGTTCAAGCAGGCCGAGATGGGCGGCAGCGGCATTGGAGTGCTCGAGGCGGAGCAAGCCGCGCTCGCGTATCGCGGCGCCGCTGACGCGCTCGAAGCGGCCATCGAACGGCAGGCCGGGATGCTGTACCCGGATCTCGTGCCGCGGCTGCGCGATGCGCGCACGCAGCTCGCGAAGATCCATAACGTCGAGGACGTGTTCGACGGGACGAACGTCGACCCGCAGGCGCTCGCGCGGCTCTCGGAGAAGTACCCGCTGTCCGGCTACCTCGCCGAGATCGCCAGCATCGCTCGGGCGTTCCCCGACACGATGAAGTCGGCGACCGGGCTCGACGTGCCGATCCAGACACAGCAAGGCGCGCTCAATTCGATCAGCCTCGCCGCGAGGCGCGCGGTCGGCCGTTCACAAGGCCCGGCGTTGCTCGACGACCCGTTCCAAAACCGCTTCGGCCGCGCCGACCCGAACTTCGACCCGCGCACGCCGCCTCCTGAAGTCGGCGGGTCGCCGTTCGCGGAGTTCACGCCGCCGGACCCGAACCTCCCGGGTGGCGCCGATGTCATGCCGCCGGGCCCGGTGCTCGGCCCTGAAGTTGGCCGGATGGGGGCTGTGGGCCTCGCTGACGAATTCGACACGCTGCCGCCGGCCGAGGCGCTGCCGGGCGACCTGACCGCCGAGACGCCGCCGATGGGCGGGTCGCTGCCGGCGCAGGACCTTGGCCTGGCGGAAGCGCTGGCCGGGCCCATGGACGTTGCGCCGCAGACGGCCGGCGACCTCCCCTACACCCCGCGCAACCCGCCGGCCAACCCGCCGGACGACATGGGGCTGGTGGAGAATGCTCCCCCGCCGTTCCCGCGTGGCGGCCCGTCGACGCCCGGCGTTGCGCTCCCGGGCCCGCTGGACGAGGACATGGCCGGGCTCGGGATCCCGCCCGGGGGCGCCCTGCCGTTCGCTGAGAGCGTCGGCGCGCCGCCCGCGGTGCAGACCCGCCCGGAGGGCATGCGCATCGGCCAGAGCCTCTCCGAAGGCATGGACCTCGTTCCGGAGCCTGTGGCGAACCCGGACATGCTCCCGCCGCCACCCGACGCGAGCGTGGGCGGGCTCGACATCGTCAACCCGGTCGAGCCCGGCGCCGACGTCATCGATTTTACCTCGGAGATGCTGGACCCCGCGCTGCTGGCCGGCGCACTGGACCTCCTGCAGCAGGGCGGCCTCGACTTCCAGCCGGGCGATCTCCAGCTCGGCGGCCGCGGCCGGACGCTCAACCCGGAGCGTCGGAACATGCCGCGCGCCGGTGGGCGCAACACGCTGGCCGACGAGCTGACGCTCGAAGGCGAAGGTCCGACCCCGCCGGAGCCTCGCGCGCTGCCCGCACCGGCGCCGCTGCGTGGCACGGAGTCGGGCATGGTGGGCACCCCGCAGCAGTTCGACGAGATGGGGCTCGGCACGCCGGGCGCCCGCGCCGCGGCTGGCGACGTCCCGCTCGAAGGCGAGCTGATCCCGGCCGGGCAGTCGCTCGTCGACGAACTCGTCGGCCTGACCGACGTCACCCCGACGGCTGCAGCGATGCCGGAGGGTCCGCCCGCGGCGACGATCGCCGACGAACTGCAGCTCGCGGAGGAGCCTGTGACGCGCACCCAACCCGCAACTGACCTTGGCGACGACGGGCTCAAGCTGGAGAACCTGCCGGAGCAGCGTGCCGGAGACGTCGGCATCAAGCGGACCAAGCGCCCGCCGGCCGACATGATTCCGCGCAAGCCGCTGCCGCCGAACCCGGTCGTCTACTATTCGGGCCCCGCGCGCAACCCGACGCGCTGGCTGGTCATGGAAGAGAAGGGCGACGTGTGGCAGATCCGGTCCATCGACACCACGGCGTTCAAACAGGTCAACAAGGACCACACGCGGCCGCCGGGGCAGGAACTTTACGCGCTGGTCGCGAAGGATGCGCGCGATCTCGGCAAGACGCTGCACAGCGACACGGACATGACCAAGGATGCCATCGACGCCACGGAGCGCGCCGTGCAGTCCGGGGCGATCGTGGTCGACGATTGGGACAATGCCATCGCCGCGGCGCGCGCCGCGCTCGAGAAGAGCGGTGGCAAGCGCATCAGCCGTGGCGCGAGTGGCGGAGAGCCGTGGTTCAAGAACATCCGCCCGGGGGAGTGACCTATGGCCGTTCGTCGGCGCAAGAAACTCCCGCTTGAGGACAACATCAAGCGGATGCAGTTCCTCGACACAGGGGAAACCGTCGTCCAGCAAGTGCCGGGCGCGATCCCGTGGGCGACGCGCGAAGAAACCGACGCGGGCGTGCTCAAGACGAAAGCCTTGAACCCAGACGTAGGCGCCTACGCCTACGACCGCTTCCGGTGGCCCGGTCAGCACTACGCTGGCAAGGGCACGCAGGCGCACACCGTACAGGTCATAGACGGCGTTGCGCCGATCGACTGCAAGAAGTCGAACGTATTCGAAGTAACGCTGACGGGCGCGACGCTCCTCGGCAACCCGACGAACGGCTACAACGGCCAGGTTATCAACGTCATCGTGTCGCAGGATGCCGTGGGCGGACACGAGCTGACCTTCGGCACAGCGTATCAGTGGATCATCGGATCGGTGCCGACCGTGTCGAGTGGCCCCGGCGCCACCGACATGATTTCCATGCAGTACCGGAAGTCGACAGGGAAGTGGCTGTGCAGCTACCTGCCTGACTTCACGGGATCCGGCACCGGCTGGGGCTCGATGCCCGCTGGACCGACGGGCCCCACAGGTCCGACGGGTCCGACGGGCCCGACGGGCCCCACGGGTCCCACGGGCCCGACAGGCCCAACGGGTCCGACAGGCCCAACAGGTCCGACAGGTCCGACAGGTCCGACGGGACCGGGCGTAGCCGCGGGGGGCACAGCAGGCCAAATCCTGTCGAAAGTGGACGCTACCGACTACAATACCGTCTGGATCGCCCCGCCAGTGTCCGGCGGATTTGAACCCATCCTAGACGAGAACGAAGCGCTGCTGATCGACGAATCTGTCAGCGTGATCACGGAGTAGGAAATGCCCCGCATCGACAACGCCGCTATCACGGCAATCAAATTCGACGAGACGGGAAGCGCTCCTTCCACGCCGTCCACCGGCGATTGGAAGCTCTATTTCAAGTCCGGCGGCCTGTACGTGATTGATGACGCCGGCACGGAGTACGGGCCGATACAAGCCGGCACATCCGCTGGGCGCCACGCTGTGTTCGTGCCGGCCGCAGCGATGTCACCATCGGCAACCGGGGGATGCGCTGCGCTCGCGACCATCGCGTCTGCTGCGAACCAGCCCGACATCCAGACCCTTGACTTCGACCCGACGACCCAGGAGTTCGCGCAGTTCAGCTTGCGAATGCCGAAGAGTTGGGACGAGGGCACGGTCACGTTCGTTCCGGTGTGGTCGCACGCCGCGACCACGACGAACTTCGGTGTGGTGTGGGGTCTGCAAGGCGTCGCTGTCTCGAACGACGACGCTATCGCTGCGGCCTACGGCACTGCGCAGACCAGCACCGATACCGGAGGCACCACGAACGACCTGTACGTCGGGCCAGAGTCGTCTGCCATCACCATCGCCGGCACGCCGGCCGCAGAGGACGTGGTGTTCTTCCGCGTCGCTCGCGTACCGGCTGACGGTAGCGACACGATGGCGATTGACGCGCGCCTGCACGGCATCACGCTCTACATCACCACCAACGCCGGGAACGACGCATGATCCCGACGCTGCAGCTCGGCGGCGCGGGCCGCGCACGGTATCACGCTCCTGCTGGCGGCGGAGACCCGTATTTCGCCAACGTCAAGTTGCTCCTGCACATGGACGGCAGCGACAACGGCACCACGTTTACTGACGTCACCGGGAAGACAGTTACTAGCGCGAATGCGGTCACCAAGACAGGCGAGAAGAAGTTTGGGACGGCATCCGGGTATTTTGACGGGACGGGTGATTACCTGACCGTGCCATATGCGACCGCCGACTTTCGGTGGTGGGACACGGACTTCACTATCGAGGCGTGGATCTATCCGATCAGTACGCTCGACCTACAGGCCAGCACGACTATCCCCGGTCTCATCGGAAACTGTTCCACGGGCGCGAGCGCCGCGTACTGGGCCTTCGGGCCCATGAACGATCGCAAGGTGCGCTTCTTCTACTGGCGCGGATCGGAGGTAAGCATTGCCAGCACAGAACTCGTGACGGCTGATGCTTGGAACCACATCGCCATGACCCACAAGAGTGGGAGCGGGATCAAGCTGTGGGTCAACGGAATCGGCACAGCCTCCTACACCGCGGTCGTCGCCACCCCGCAGGACAGCACTGGCTGGCCACTGACCATCGGCCGATGCTTCGGCGGCGACATCAAAGCGTACGTGGACGAAGTGCGCATCACCAAGGGAGTTGAGCGGTACACGGCCGACTTCACCCCGCCGACTGCCGCCTTCCCAGACGCATAACCATGTGGCCGACGTTCTTCATTCACGGGCTGGCGCGGGCGCCTACGGGCACGTGCTTGTTCGCCGTCGAGAAAGAGGAGACGGAGTACCGCATCAACGGACAATACGGTGCGGACGCCGAACTGAAGTTCAACGTAGAGGCGAATGCCGTCTACCGTGTGTGGCTCGACGTCACGATCAACTACCCAATAGACTCGCCTACAACGGGCGCCACGCTGACGTGGAAGCTCGCCCACAGCGGCGACACCGACTCCCTGATGCACAGGTCCATATCGTCACAAGGGTTCGCCGTGTCTTCCGGTGGCGCGGCGGTCAGCTATGCCAGGTTCAGGACGCTTGCTCAGAACGGATACCTCGGTGTGGCGCTGAATTCTCCGCAAAGGCCAGCTTCGATCTTCGCGGAGGGCATGGTGAAAATCGGTGATACGCCCGGCACGCTGGCATTCTGGTGGGGCGAAAACGAGGCGGATTCTGGCGTCGGTGACGGAGCAGAAGTCGTTGCTGGAAGCCGCATCTATTACCAGAAGGTGTCGGCATGAACGTCGGACAATGCGAATTCGTGACGAAGTCGGCGGCGACGTCGCGCACTGCGGTCGCCATATCCGCCGCGGATCCGCACCTCACCATCGCATTGACGGACGCCGGCGTGTACCTGATAGAGGCGTTCCTGCGCTTCACCGCGCCGGCCACTCCGGGGTTCTCGTTCGCCCCGCTCTGCACCTCCGTGCCGGTACTCAGTCTGTTCGATGCGCTCATCAATAACAACGAGCAGGAGGGGTCCAGTTCGTGGCGGGACGTGGGCGGGCGCGGCGCAGTGTGGCAGAACACTTCGCTCGTGGCCGCGGATCAGATAACCGGCGGAAACGGGTCGAACGTGTCTGGCGAGGTGCAGCACGTCCTCTTGCGAGGGGTCATGGAGATCTCGGGAGCCTGCACTTTCTCCATCGGCTGGGCGCAACGCACGTCGAGCGCGACCGCCACCACGCTCGAGCAAGATAGCTTTTTGCTGGCGCAGAGGCTCGCATGACCGCACCTCTCTATGTCGTGAAGCAGGCCGACGAAGCGCGGTCCAACCCCTCCGCTCCGCTGGCTGACGACGCGGAACTGACGCTGTACCTGCCGCCCGGTTCGTACATGCTGTACTTGGCTATCGCCGCCAACGTCCCTAGCGCCTTCGCCCGAACCATCGCGTTCGCTACGGCCTTCGACGGCACGTTCACGAAAGCCGCGCTCGTCGCGAACGACAAAGCCATTCTTGTGGATCCGTACAACATCAATAACTCCGACGGTCGCGACGTGGCGCAGCGCGTGTACCGTAATGCGATGCACGAGGAGCGAGGCTTCACCACCTACGCGGGGCAGTTTGGCAACTCCGCGGCTCGCGGGTTCATGCGGCTGACGGGGACGATCGACGTATCGGTCGGCGGGACGTTCAGCCTGCAGTGGCGCGTGTCTGGTGGAGGGCCCGCTTTCTCGGGTCGGATATACAGGGGCTCGTACATCGTGGCGACCCCGGTCTGCCAGTACCTGTAACGGTTAAATGCGGCTTTCCAGGCCCCACGATTTTGGTAACATCCGCGTGGAACCTACGCCCATGTCCACGAGGACCGATCATGCCACCGCAAGATGACACCCTGACCGAACTTCGCGTCACCGTAGCTCGCTTGGACGAGCGAATGAACACCGTCATCGCGAAACTCGACCAGAACATGGTGTCTCGCGAGCACCTGCAGGAAACGCTCAAGCCCCTCACCGACAACATGAACAAATGGAAGGGCGGGCTCGCGGCCATAACCGTCATCGCCGGCAGTATCGGCGCCCTCGTGACCACGTTCGTCAAGCAGCTCTTTCTCGGGGGCTCGAGCCCGTGACCCCTCCCAAGTGGCTTGACATCGCCCGGCGCTACGTCGGGCTCCCCGAGATTCCGGGCAAAGCCCACAACCCGACGATCTCTCGCTGGCTGCGCGACCTCAAGGCGTGGTGGAGCGACGACGAAACCCCGTGGTGCGGCACGTTTGTTGCCGCGGTGTTCCGCGAGACCGGCTACGCCCTCCCCCAACACTGGTATCGCGCCAAGGCGTGGCTCGATTGGGGCGTCAAGCTCGACCAGCCGGCCTTTGGCTGCGTGGTCGTCTTCGAGCGCTCCGGCGGAGGTCATGTGGGCTACGTAGTAGGTCGCGACCAGCTGGGCCGGCTTTTGGTGCTGGGCGGGAACCAAGGCAACCGGGTGTCGGTGGCCCCCTTTCAAACGGACAGGCTCGCTGGATATCGTTGGCCGATCGAGGCTATAATGGACCCCCGCGTGGCACCGCCCCGGCTGGCGTCGAATCAAGCCTCGAGCACCAACGAAGCATGAGCACCACCGACAAAGTGACGATGGGCGCGCAGATCGCTCTGTCGATTCTGCTGTTCATCGGCTTCCACGTCGCCCTGTATCTGGCATGGTTTTCGCCCCACGAGATCGACCCGGAGCGATTGCGCATCATCGACACGATGGTCGGCGTGCTCGGGGCCGCGTTCACCATGACGATTGCATTCTGGTTCGCCCGGCAGCGCAACGCCGTGGCGGCGCCGGAGCCGCCAAATGCTGGGTAAACTCGTCCTCTCGAACCCCTACGTGGTGCTCGCGCTGGCCGCCGCTGTCGTGGCTTCCTACGCCGCCGTTGGCTACAAGGGCTACCGCATGGGGGAGGATCACTGCGTCGCGGAGAACGCGAAGCTCGTCGCCGTGGAGGTTCGCACACGGGACGCCGCCATCGCGGGCGCGGCCGAGGAGATCCGGAAAATCGAGGTGAAGAATGTCACCATCCGTCAGAAGGCTGAGACGATAACAAGGGAGCGAGAGGTGTATCGTGATTGCAAAATGGAAGCCGACCTGCTAGGGTTGGTCAATGATGCACTCGCTGGACAAAAAAGAGACGACGCCGGAGCAGTGGGCGTGGGTAGCCGGGATCGTTGAGGGCGAGGGGTGGATAGGTACGAGAGGCGTCCTTTGCGTCCAGATGACGGATTCAGATGTGATAGCGCGGCTCGCGAAGGTTACAGGCGCAGGGACAACGGTGTTCGGAAAAAAGCCGGCCGCCGGGGGCCGGAAAGTTGTACACGAGTGGGGCGTGTACAACAGAGACGAGTTTCTGCGCGTCGCTGATAAACTTGCGCCGTGGTTGGGAGAGCGGCGGTTGGCGAGGCTAGCGGTAGCGCGCGAGGCGGCGTTGAAAAGGCGCGGAAGGCCCAAGTACGAGGCGCAGAACAGATTGCTGAACGCGGACGGCACCAAATATCTCCGCACAGGAGCGCCGGTGTCGATCGAGGAGCAGCGCGAACGCGAGCGAGTACGGAGGCGACGATGGGTGGAAGCGAACAGAGAAAAGGTACGACGCTACCAGCAAGCGTATGGCGCAGCGCGTCGTTTGCGGCGCTCGTCGTTACAGCCTTGACTGGCTGCAACTGGTCGATCAGGCCCTCGCCGGGAGCGCAGCCGAACCCGCTGATCGTCGCGAACTGCCCCGAACTGACCCCGCTGACCGACGATAGCTTCGGAGCGACGACGCTCAAGCTGATCGAGGTGAGCGGGATCTACTACCGTTGCCGCGAGGCAGCGCTATCCACAGGAGGCCCCACCAATGAAGAAAGTAAGCGGTAAGGACTTGGAGGCGTTTCGAGCCATGCACGACAAGTCGTTCATCGTCCCGAAGCGCATCCAGGAAGGGCTCGCGGCACTCGGCGACTCGTGGGAGTACGAGGCGGAGTTCATCAAGCGCTGTGGCGTCAGCCAGACCGATTTCGCAGCCTACCGCGACCAGTTCGCGGACTTCTTCCTCGAGACGGGCGGCACCGGCGGAGCGCGCGGCAAGCGCGTGTGGGCCGGTACAAAGGCGTTCGCCAAGCGGTTGAGGGAGACGCTCACATGAGCCGCCGGAAGGCCGCGGGCAACAGCTTGGCGGCCTTCCGCGCCGCCCACGACCCGACGCACAAGGTCGAGCCGGTCGACGTGCGGTTCGAGCGGAAGCTGCCGAAAGACGCCAAGCGGATCATCGTTACGGCTGCGCAAAACGCGACTCCGGTGCACGCCCGGTGGTGGGCGACGCTGGAAATGATGGCGCGCTGCCTCGGCGCGGAACTCGTCGTCATCCCCCTGCGCTACAAGAATCCGACGAGTCAGTGGTCCGGCAGCCAGCGGAACGCCGAGCATTGGGCGGCTGAGGTCCGGCCGTACCTGTGCAATATGCGGATGAATATCAACCGCAACTTGATGTTGCTTGGCGACATCAAGATCCAGCCGACGGCCTCGAGCCCGCTGACCGGAGCGGATGCGCTTTCGCACGCTGCCTCCGGCATCATCGGCCACACCAAGCTGCAGATGCGCTGCGTTCCAACGCCCTCGAACAAGATGGCGAAGATCCTGACCACGACCGGGGCGTGCACGGTGGAGAACTACACCGACTCGCGCGCCGGCCGGATCGGTGAGTTCCACCACTCGCTCTCGGCCGTCATCGTCGAGCTGGACGGGTCACACTTCCACCTCCGGCACGTCCACTGGTCCGAAAAGCACGGAGCGGCCACGGATCTCGGCTCGGAATGGTCCCCCACAGGCCACGTAGCGGCTCGCCCGCCGCTCGCGCTGGTCATGGGGGATACGCACGTCGATGCGATTGACCCCTTCGTAGAACGCGCCACGTTCGGTCCTGACGGCATCGTGCAGCAACTCCGCCCGTTGAACCTCGTGTGGCACGACTTGCTCGACGCTTACTCGTGCAATCCCCACCACCTCGGCAACCCCTTCTCGCGCATCGCGAAGCGCCAAGCTGGCCGCGACAGCGTGCGGGCCGAGGTGGACCGGGCGATCCAGTTCGTCGCCGACAGGACGCCAGAAGGCGCCACGTCCGTCGTCGTGGGGAGCAACCACAACGACTTCCTGCGACGCTGGGTGCTCAACACGGACTGGCGGCATGACCCGGTGAACGCGGAGTTCTACCTCGAGACGGCGCTCGCCATGACCCGCGGCACCCGGCTGATGGGGCACGGCACCGAGTATCCCGACCCGTTCGGCTACTGGCTGCGCAAGGCGAACATCCCGCGGACGACGGTGCTCGGTGCCGACGAGAGTTTCGTGCTCGGCGGGGTGGAACTTGGGATGCACGGCGACCGCGGCCCGAACGGTGCCCGGGGCAGCGCGGCGAACCTGCGGCGCATCGGCGTGCGCAGCATTGTGGGCCACAGCCACACGCCCTGTATCGACGAGGGTTGCTATCAGGTCGGCACTTCGACGCACCTCCGCCTCGAATACAATGCCGGCCCGAGCGCCTGGCTCAACACGCACTGCCTGTTGCACGCCGACGGCAAGCGGCAGTTAGTGACCATCGTTGATGGGAAGTGGAGACTGACCGATGGCTAAGCCGACGGAGCGCGAACCGATCCAGATTATCGACGGGAAGTGGTACGCCATCGCCTTTGGCAAGGCACCCTTCACCGAGGAGTGTTGCGACTGCGGACTTGTCCACGTCACGGACTTCAAGGTCGAGAACGGCCGCTTCTGGATCCGCTACCGGCGCGACGCCAGGCGGACGAAGGTTGCACGAGCCCGCCGCCAGAAGTAGACTTCTCGTTACATAATCCGGAGGCACCCATGAAGCGTTACCTCGTCGCCCTCGCGGCGCTGCTCACCTTCGCATCGGCCTACGCGCAGACGCCGCCCCCGGCCGGGCCGGGCGAGGCGCTGCTCAACTGGCAGAACCCGACGCAGAACGTCGACGGCACCTTCATCCCGCCGAGCGGCGAGGGGAGGCTGGTCGGCAATCGGGTGCAGTGGAGCAAATGCACCACCAACGGCAACTTCGGCACGCTCGTCAGCGAGCACGTCGCGCAGACGCCGATCGAATGGTTCACGGTGACGGGCTTGTCGACCGGCGACTGGTGCTTCCGCGTCTCTGCCTCGACGACCTACGGGGAGTCGGCCTGGAGCGGCGTCGCCAGTAAGCAGATTGCGCCGGTCATGCCGAACCCGCCGAGCAATCTCGTCGTCTCCGCGCTCACCGTGTACACCGTCGTAAAACGCGTGGACCGCTTCGTGATGCTGCCGGTCGGCACGGTCCCGGCTGGGACTGCCTGCATCACTGACCAGAGCGTGAACGGCTACTTCGTCGTGCCGCGCGCTGCGGTGACGTGGAGCGGCAACGTCCGACCCGACGTAGTGGTGGCGCAATGCACCTGATCCGCGCCGTCATCGACTGGGTGCTTTCCTTGTTCCGCAAACCAGACAAGCAGCGGCCGTCGCCGCTCAAGGGGTTGAACGTATGGCAAATCTGAAAATCCAGTGGGCTCTGCCCACCACGCGCGAGAGCGGCAAGCCGCTGGCGATCGACGCCATCCAGCACGTCGAGATTTCGCTCTCCGCGGACGGCGGGGCGAACTACGGCGTCATCGACCTGCTGCCGCCCTCGATGCTCGAGACCATCGTGCAGGACGTGGAGCCCGGCACTTGGTTCGCACAGGGCGTCGTGGTCGATACCGCAGGTCGCCGATCGGCCCCGGTGACGGCGAGCGCCATCGTCGAGGACAACTCGCCGCCCGGCGCGTTGACCGCGCTGGTGCTGTCCGTCGAGTGACGCCGGAGCAACGAATCGAGCTGTTGAAGCGACTCGGAGGGCGCCTGCCTGTATTCGTCGACAGCGACGATCAGGCACGCGCCCTCCTCTCGCATTTGCGGTGGCTAAACAACCGCGAACCGAGCGAGGCGCTGCGCGACGAGCGACGGGACTTCTCAGAAGCACCTATCGCTCGGCGCTGGCCCCCGTATGGGCGGTAAGCTCAGCTAAGCGCCCTCCGTGGGCTTGTCAGTAGCTCTATATTCACGCCACGCATTTACCAGAGAGGCGAAGCGCGGAAGGCCAGTGAAGCCATCAATCGGCTGTCGCTCTCCGCGTATGGCGTCAGCAGCCATCCTGACGAACCGCTCGTCCACGCCTTTCCACCGCGCAAAGTCTTCTGGGGTCATGCGCCCTCCGTGGGCTTGTCTGCGAGGTATGCGGCATACCCGTGGTCGTAGCCGCGCATCAAGGCGTTGCGGTAGCGTTGGCCCCACGATGACACCCGCACTGGCACGGATCGGTTCGGCTGATCCGGTTTACGCAATACTTTGCTTCGTGGTCGTCGCATTTGCATTTCCCACCACCGTCCGGTTGATCCGCTTGCGTGCCGAGCGCGGCGTCTATGTGGTCTATCAAGTGTGACTCATACGTGTTGAGCGGATACCCGCGCAATCGGTCCCGCGCCTCCCGCAGCAGCCCGCGCAGGCGCTGGATCTCAGCGGCCAGCTCGCCGGCTCCGTGCCTCCATTCCTCCTCCATATTGCGCAGGCGCTCGTTGTCGACCTGAATTGCGATGGCGTCCTGCTGGCACTTGCGCAGTTCCTCCTGCAACTCGATCACGTAGGCTTTCATCGCTCACCCTCCCCGGACACTCGATCCGCCTCCAGGTCTAGTTGCAGTTGCGCCATCAGCCGCCAGATCGCTTTGGCGAGGTGCGGCACGCCGTCCGAATCGAGCTTCGTGCCGGTGCCATAATCGAACTGATGGCGGAACGCGGTATTGAGCTGGTCCATGCTCTTGCCGCGCGCCCAGTGCAGCTTCTCTCCCGGGTTGTGCTGCTTATTCCCCTGCACGGCTACATCCACCACCGCCAGCCAGGCGTCGGGGAAGTAGCCGAACATGAAGTCCCACAGTGGCAGCGCCTTGCGCTCCTTGTCATCGGTCGGCAGCATTGCTCCTCCTTATGGATTCCAACCACTCAGCCTGCAGGGTCTCAAACACGTCGGTCGAGATGCGCTGCTCACTCACGGCGATCGGCGGCCACTCGACGACATCCTCTTTGCGCAGCCCGACGAACGTATCGGGGTCGACACGCACGTCGCGCTGGTAGTAATCACGTGGCATGGTGGTGCCTCTTGATGCGGTTGAAGATGCGGCGCAGAGCGTAGCTGCGCACGAGAGAGATGCCGGTAAAAATAAGCCCCACATGGAACGCTTGCCCCGCTGTGATATTGAACCCGAATAGCGGAAAGACCAGCATATTCGCGGTCCAGTTGATCGCAAATCCAACTAGGATGTTGGCCCACGCCTCGAGCCACGAGCCGAGTCTGGTCTGCACTACGCTTTCCTCCCTTTCATGGCTTCGAGCAATAGGTCCTGCACGAGCCGCTTGCTCTTGTGCCGCTCGAGCACCACTTCGTCCAGCGTGCCTTCGGCGACGATAGAGTACACCCACACCGGGCGGTCGTACCCGCTTTGTTTCTGGCGCACGGGCCCGATGCGCTCGAGGATTTGCATACGCTCCTCGAGGTTCCAGTCGTGGCCGAAGTACACCAGGATGTTGCACACGTCCTGCAGCCCGTCGATACCGTGGCCCATCGACTTCGGATGCGCCACGCCGATTTGCTTCTCACCGGAAATGAACGCCTTGTAGCCCGCGGGCTTGGAGATGTCGACGGCGTTTTTGAACGCTGTGAGGATGCGCTCGCGGTCGCTGACGAAATCGTAGGCCACGAGCACTGACGCCCCGTTTGCTTCCGACACGATGCTGTCGAGCGCTTCGAGCTTCTCGTCGTGTACGCCGATCCACGCGGGGTTCTCGGTGTAGACGGCGCCGTTCGCGAGCTGTCGGCATTTGTTGGTGAGCGCGGCGGCATTGAACGCCTCGATGGCCGTGCCACACTCCAACTCGGTGAACATATCTTTTTCGAGCTGCTGGTAGCGCTTGCGCGCGGCGGGCGGCAGATGAACGGTGACGATCTTCTCGATCGGATCGTCGATGTCGAACCAATCTTTCGGGTTGATCGACAGCGTAATGTCGTCGATCGCACTGTATATCTGGTCGTCGGCGCCCGGGTTGGGCTCCACGCCGAAGCCGCTGTACTTCGTGTGAAACCATCGCTGCATGAAGGCGGTGTGCGTGCGCCCGAGACGGTCGCCGAAGTCCAGAAACCAATACTGGCCCCACAGGTCCTTGAGCCCGTTGGACGCCGGCGTACCTGTCAGGTTGACCCAGCGCTCCGTATGCCGGGCAACCTGCGCGAGCGCCCGTGCGCGCTCCCCGCCTTGCGTCAAGCGGTAGCCTTTGAGCCGCGTCGCCTCGTCGGCCACCACCATGCGGAAGGGCCACGGGCGCTTGCCAATCGTCTCCACGAGCCACGGAAGGTTTTCGTAGTTCATGGTGTACACATCGCCCGGCGTGCGCAGCGCGGCGCGGCGCTGCGCCGGGGTGCCGATGACAGGGTTCACGATCAGGTGCTTCAAGTGGTCCCACTTCTGCCCCTCCTCCGGCCACGTGTCGCGCGCCACGCGCAGCGGGCCGAGCACGAGGATTGGGTCACTCCAACCGACCAGATGGAGCGTGTCGATCAGCGTCAGTGTCGAGACGGTCTTGCCGGTACCCATCCCTGCGAGTAGCGCGGAGCGCGGCACGTCGAGCATGAAGTCATGCGCGATTTGCTGGTACTCGCGAGGGGTGAACGCTTTGCTCACGTCAACCCCACTGCTGTGCCATCGCATCGGCGATGCCGCGATACGTGGTAGCCCTGTCGCGCTTGCGCGTAGGACTAGGCCCCATGAGCCAGCACGCCTGATAGCGCCCTGTCTCGAGCGGCGTTGTTGGCACCAGCGGCGACAAACCCTTGAGCCACAGGCACGTAGTTTTCACCTCGCCAGTGCCGGGCACGTCGAGGTGCCAGAATTGCCACGGTTGGATAATCTGGTCAGGCTTGCGAATCTTAGAGGATATGACGCTCACCGGGTTCTCGATGCAGATGCGCGGCACGGGCGCGTCCATCAATAGCTGCACGAAGTCGAGCGCACGCTGCTGCCGGCCGTCGGCGATCTTCTCGGGGAACCATCGGGCGCCGCTGCAGGCGATGTCGTCGCAAGGCGGGTGGGCGATCATCAGGTCCCACTGCCCGGGGATCAGCGCGTCGCGCACGTCGAATCGTAAGTGGTACAGGCTGCCGTCGCGCGCGGGCTCGAGATCGCACGAGAACGCGTCATGGCCGCGGGCGCGAAACGCCTCTCGCACGATGCCGGACTCCTCGCACGCTACGAGGACCTTCACAGGACCGCCGTCAAGAGCTTGTCGCCTTTGAACAAGGCAAAACCGGACGCGAGCGCAGGCGACCGTCGTATCGCAAGGCCGACTAACCGCGGGGTATCGGTGAATGCGTCGTAGCGAAGCTCTTTTGCGTTCTCGTGCAAGAGCGCTTCCCAGACGGCGGGCGACACCACTATGCGATCCGGCATGTCCTTCCCTTCGCGTTCCAACCGGGCGGAGATCGCCAGTACGTGATCCACGTAGCTCATCGACGCGTCACCTTGGCGCCCTGATGGAAGCCATCGCGCTCTTTCCACTTGCGCGGCGCCTTGTCCTCCGCCTTGGGCTCGTCGTCACGCTCGCGGCGGCCGCGCTTGCCGCGGGGCGCTTCGGGGATTTCGATTCGGTTCTTCACAGACTGGATACCTCTTTTTGGATGAACTCATCGACCGCTCCCTTAGTGTCAACAACATACACTCGGAAGCCCATTTTGCGGCGCCGCTCGTGGTCGCGCGCCTGCGGCGGCGTCGGTACTTCGCCTGGCGCCTTGCACTCGACGAAACACACGCTCGGCTCCGGCCAGCACACGAGGCGATCCGGCACCGAGCGCTTCGCCGGACTCGAGAACTTCTCGCACGTGCCGCCGAACCCCTCGACGCGCTTGACGAGGTACGCCTCCACGTCGCGTTCACGGATCTTGCGCGCGCGCTTCTTCGGATTGGGGCCTGGGTCGATCATTCTTTCATCCTCGCTTCCGCTAACGCGGCGTATCCAGGGTTGATCTCGCAAAGCACCGCATTCCTACCGTGGCGTTGGGCCACGAGTCCAGTAGTACCAGCGCCGCCAAACGGGTCCAGTACCGTTCCGCCCACCGGGCACCCTGCCAAGACGCAAGGCTCGATCAGGTCGGGCGGCGAGGTGACGCAGCAATGCACCGACTGATTCGGCAGGCACAAGCGCATGAGGTCGACACAATCGCCCACCAAGATGTCGACGCTCATTCCTTCCTGTACCTCGTAGTCTCGAAGCCCGCCGCGGCGAGCGGTAAGCCATCAGCCCACTCGGGGTTGGTGGCAAGGATCGCGCTGAGCCCGTCCGACGAGAACACGTCGGAGTCGAGCGGTTCCGTCACCGGCTCGTCGTGCACGGTCAGCACGATCGGATAGCCGGCCTGCTCAACGCGCGGCATGGCGTCCGCCATCACGTCGCGCGCAATCGCTTGGCACGCGTTCTCGACCATCTTGCCGCCGTGGGTGGGCTCATGGCTCCATGCCTTGCGGTAGACGTTCCACGCGGCGAAGTGGATCTGCTGCTTCTCGCCCTCGAGCTTCGGGTTGGGGTACAACAGGTAGCGCCCGGAGGGCAGCCGCATCCGCAGCCAGGCGCCCTTGCGGTCGAACGCTAGGCGCCCTGCGGTGTACACCTCGCCCGGATTCAGAATCGCGCAGCGCGCGGCCGTCTCGACTCTCGACCAGAGCGAGACGGTCTGCGGGTGCGCTTCGCGCCACAGCGTCTTGAGCGCGTTGCAGACCACGTACACGTCCTGCGACAGCCCCAACGTGCGGTTGTGCCGCTTGGCCCATTGCCATGTCGATTCGGAATCGGCGAGCACGTTGGCGGGGATGGCGGGCCGGGCGCGCTCGGCGAGTTCCTCGAGGTCCATGCCGTAGGTTGCGGCCATCGCGACGAATGCCCCGACGCCGCCCTCGTACCCTAGAGCTAGCTCCTGCACCTTGCCGATCTGGCGGCCCGGCTTGTCCACGTCCTCCGGCGCGATGCGGAACGATCGCGCGTAGGCCAGCTTGTAGAGGTCCGGACCCGTCCCGGCGTCGTACTCGCGGAACGCCTGCAGCTTCCATTCTTCGCCGGCGATCCACGCGAGCGTCCGGCCTTCGATGTTGGCAAGGTCGCTGACGCACAATTTCCGGCCGGGCGCAGCTACGAGCACTGAGCGGATGGCGCTCGACATGATGCCCATGATGTCGTCCAGGAGCACGTCCTCGGCGCCCTGCAGCACGGCGTCGATCGCGAACAGCACCTCGTCGAAGTCGTGCGCCGGGCGCGGGAGATTTTGAGGCTGTACACTGCGCCCGGCCCAGCGCCCGGTGCGCAGCGCGCCGCAATACTGCAGGAGGAAGTACAGGCGGCCGGCAACCTCTTGCTCGAGCACGCGCTTGTACTTGCTGGTGGACGCCTTGCTTGCCTTCTGGCGGATGCGCAGCAGTTCCTTCACGTAGTCCGGCAGCTCGGGGTCGTCGAGGCGGCGCTGCACCGTGTCGGCCTTGAGGTCCGGCAGGTCAACGCCGTGCTCCGCGAACAGGAATGCCAGCAGCCGATCGCGCTGCGTGGTGCGGTCCAGCACGTCGTTGCTGAGTTCCTTCGTGCGCTGCCCGAGGCGCTTCTGTTCGGCGGTCGTCGCGCGCACCGCAGCGGCGGCGAACGCCGTGTCGACCGCGATGCCGCGGCGGTTGATCTTCTGGTCGAGGTCCCACAGCGCCAGCTCGAACGGCGAGTCGTTCCACTTCGGGCACTTCGCGTAGACCTGGCGCATCGCCGCGATGTCATTCTTAGCGTAGGCCAGAAAGTCGCGCCACGCCTCGGGATGCGTGAGCCGCGTGTTGCGCTTGCCGTGCTTGTCCGGCTTGCAGAACAAGTGAATGAACGCCTTGCCGTCGTGCTTCGCGTCCGTCGTGAGTCGGAAGATCGTCGAGAGCTTGTCGAGCCCGCCCGGGAGCCCGTGGCGCAGGCACGCGGCCATCGTGCAGTACCATTTGCCATCGAGCGCCACCGCAAGGTCCGGAACGTCGTGCTCGATCACGTAGGAATCGAACTGCGCGTTGTGCGCGACGACACGATCGCACTGCAGCGCGGCCGTCAGCAGCGCGGGCGGGATGGCCGGGTCGCGCGTGCGATCCCACACGTGTACGGGGCCGTTGTCGAGCGCCCACGTTACGATCATGACCTCTACCTGCGTCGCGTAGCGCGCAAGGCCGCGGTCGATCGGGACGGGGCTGTACGTCTCGGTGTCTATGAACAACAGCATGGGTAGAGATGCGCCGGGCCGCTTCTATGAAGTCGGGGAACTTAGTCCGAACATCTAGTCTTGCGGCCCGGCGCGGCTCGTCAGGCCAGCGGATCCTGGTCGTCGCCCTGATCGCCGAGGTCGGGGAACTCGTCCTCGGACGCCGGGCTACCCGCGGCGAACGCATCGCCGTCCTTGAAGAACTGCACGCCGCGGAGCTGCGCGTTGATGCGCTTACCGTGCTTCGGGTGGTCCTGCGCCCACAGCTCGATGCTGGCGTTCACGTAGCAGCCGGAGTAGGGCTTGCCGTCCGTCGCAGCCAGCGGAGTCTTGTCGCGGTCGAGCACGCTGGGGCGGCCGTCACTGTTCGCGGAAACGAACAGGTTGCCGGCGAAGCCGTCGTACTGAGCCTTCACGTCGCCGTCGTGCAGGCAGATGCGGTCCTGCTTCTCGAGGCCCTTCAAGATCACGTCGGCCTTGTCGCCCCACTTCTCCTTGGCGACCTTCGGCAGCAGGGCGCGGATCGCCTTGACGGCCGGGTGGTCGTGCGGAAGGATCAGGGAGGCGCCGTACTTGGCCTTGCCGCCGTCCTGCGATGCGCGGGGCTGCCAGAGGTTCGGGAAAGCGAGGCGCACGTTCTGCAGGAGGATGCGCTTGTCGAGAGTTGCGGTCGTCATTTCGTGGTTCTCCATTCGTGGTTAGGGTTCGAGTGTCGTGTTTCGCGTTTCTGCCTCGAGAGGCGCGATCAGCGTATCACAGCGACTCGAGGCGCTGCAATTCCTGAGTTGTTCCATCTTCGCCACCATCCGGCGGTGCTGTTCCAGCTCCTCCGGCGTCGAGTCCCGCAGATGGTAGGCGGGCTGACCTTTCTGTGGCACGAACGGCGGATTCGTAATCATCGCGTTGCATCGTCCACGATGCGCTTGATGATCGCGAACACCTCCGGCCCCATCGGGCGGCGCGGCGGGCGGCGCGCGTCCTGCAGCGCCTTGCGCACCGCGCGCTGCAGGATCGGGTTGCGATGCTTAGTCATCGCCGATCGCCTCGAACTCGTCGGCATCCGCGCTGCCAGTCCACGGCGGTGCCGGATCGCTCCCCAGCGTCACCTTCGGTCGGCCGGGCGACTGAGTGGTGAGCGGCGCGAGCATGTCGGCAAACTCTTGCTTGCGCTTCTTGCCCATCGCCTTCTCGACTTGCGCCGGGGTCAGCAGCTTGCGCGTGTAGGCATTGTCCGGCCCGAGTAGCGTCGAGAGCACGGCGGCTGCCTGGTCGCTGTCCGACCACGAGCGGTTGCCCTTCTTGCCCTCGATCACCTTCATGCGCTCGCCGTCCGGCCCGATGACCTCGGTGCCCGCCATGACCAGCCGTTCGACCTCCGCGCGCACAGAGCGGCACCAGCCCTCCACGATGTCGAGCACGCCGAACAGCTTGCCCAGCTTGTCCGGGCTGCCCGGCACGGGCGGCGCACCGAGCACGGCGACGCTCTCCGGGTCCTCGAGCGCCTTGAAGTCGTCGAACACGGCGGCCGAGACGAACTCGCGATGCTTGGCGCACGTCGGCTTGACCGGGCACCACTGGCACCCCTTCTCGGTGACGCGGAACAGCTCATCGGGGATTGGCTCGCCCTCGTCGAGTGCGTACAGCCCCTCGATCGCGGCTCCGGCCGCAAGGCGCAGCTTGGCCGCGTGCTCGCGAATCTGCTCCGGAGTCGCTACCCATGAGTCGATGTGGTCGAGCCGTGGCTGGCAGATGAACAGCTCGATCTCCTCGACCGCCGAAAAGTCGAGCACGGCGTCGAACGTCTCGAACACGGCGACCGCGTAGGTCAGCATTTGCAGGTTGTTCTCGGCGAACACCTGCACACCCTGCCCGTACTTCAGGTCGCCCACCACGAGCCGCTTGCCGTCGGCGGAGAGGATGATGCAGTCCGACGTGCCGAACTGGTCGTGTACGCCGATCGCCTCGGAGAACCCGACGCGCTGCTCGGCCAGCAACGTGCCGTCGCCCACCCGGGCGTTCACCTCGTCGAGATAGACCTGCACGTAGGCCGCCATGTCGGCGTCCACGGTGAACACGAAGCCGTCGTGCTCGATTTGCTCGCCGATCCAGAAATCGGCTGGCTTGCCGTGCGCAATGGCGCGCTCGGCCAGCGTGTGAGCCGCCGAGCCCTCCGCCGCATAGCGCGACGGAGGCTGGGCCGGCAGGTCCCGGGACAGTGCAACGGACCCGGGGCAGTTCACCCAGCGCTCAGCAGCGCTGGGCGAGAACCTGGCGTGTGCGGCCGGCATGAATCAGCCCGCCGCCTTCTCGAGCATGGCCCGGGCGTCGGCCAGCAGCGCCGGGTAGACCGCCGGGTCGAGCGCGGTCAGGTTGGCGCCGCCGTGCTTCTGGCAGAGCGCGGCGCACTCAGCCTTGCCGACCTTCTGGACGACGGCGATCAGAGCCTTGCGGACCTCCGCCACGTCAACGCTCGCGGCCGCTGGCGCCTCGACTGCGGGCGGGGCGGGCGTCGGCTCGGGCTCCGGGGAGGTCGGCTCCTGCGGGCTCTCCGGCGGCTCCGGGGCCGTTTCGGCAGCCTTCGGCGGGCGGCCGCGGCGCGCGGCGGGCTTCGGGGTCAGCTCGACGGGCGCCGGCATCGCCGGGGCGGGTTGCGAATCGTTCGCAACTGCGCCGAGGAAGTCGCGCATTTCGGAAAGGATGGTGGGCACGTCGCCCGCAAAGGTAACGGTAACGGTCATGGGGTGAACCCTCCTGTGGGTTGGTGGACTTGTAGCATGGTCAGGCAATCACATCAAGCGCCCATACGCGACGGACCTTACCGCCATCGCGCACAGTCGTCCTGGAGTAGCCGAGCGAGCGCAGGATCTTCCCCACGCGCAGCTCGTGCGTCCGGTTGGTGGTGCGCACGTCGAGCCCGAGCGCGTTCGTGAGGATGTCGTGCATGGTGATGGCGCCCTTGTGTTCGTAGATGTAGGCGGCCACCAGTTCCTCCCACACGTCGGCGCCGGCTGCCTGCTCGCGAGCGGGCGCGGCGAGCCGCTCGAAGCCGTGCCAATGGATGCCCTCGACGGTCCAGCGCACGAGCGCCTCCGCCCATAGCTGGTCGCGGTCGCGGCGGATCCCGGGCACGTCAACGCCCCCGGTGTGCAGCGGCAGCCAGCGGCGGTGCTCGGTGTCCGCCGGTAGGAATTCCTCGTCGTTCGTAGTGCCGACGATCACGAGACGGCGCGCGTAGGTCGTGGCGAACTCCTGGTACTTCGGCGTCCACTTCTCGTGCGTGCGGGTAATGAACGCCTTGACGCGCTCGATGTCCGCCGCGCGCAGGCCGCGCATTTCAGCCAGCTCGCCGATCAGCGTGCCGCGCAGCTTGCGCGCGATGGCCTCGTCGGGCTCGTCGAGTCTGATTTCTACGTAGTGGTCGGAGGCCGGCACCAGCGCCTTCACGCCTTGCGTTTTGCCGATGCCCTGCCCGCCGATCAGCACGGGCACCATGTCCACTTGGCAGCCGGGGTCCATGATGCGCCCGGCGAGCGCCGTCCATAGGTACCGGCCGACGGCGCGCTCGTATTCCTCATCATTGGTGCCGAAGTAGCGTGGGCAGAACGTGTCGATCCGCTCGACGCCATCCCACTCAAGCCCCTCGAGCCACAGCCTTGCGGTGTCCTGCCGATTGCGCTCGGCCACGAGCCGCACCGCATGGCGCATCATCTCGTTACTGATCGGGTCGCAGTTCGCGCCCGTCTCAAGCCAGATGCGCAGTTGCGTGTAGTCCGAGTCCGTGAACGGGCGCCATTGGTTGCTGTCCTTATCGGCGACCATGATCGCGTCCAGGAAGTCGTCTAGCATCAGGTCAACGCCCGCCACGTCCGACACACTCAGGACCGCTGTCACGTTGGAAATCCTCGCTTCAATGGTGCCGAGCTTCGACCGCTTGACCGTGCGCAGCGCCTCGAGCGCAACGTCGCGATTGCCGCGCCCGGCGATCTTCGGCGGTGGATCCGCGAGCGGCGCGCTGCGCGGCCCGCGCGATACGTATTCCTCCGGCACGTCGGGGAACTCGTCGGCCGTCGCTGGCTCGAACTTGCGCAGCGATGCCAGCGTGCGCGGGTTGTCGTGGTCGAGCCGGAAGCTGCGCCAGTGCGTTTCGAGGTCGCCGACGCCCTTGTACTTCTGGCCCTTCGCGCTCCACTCGTTCCAGAGCATGAGTCCGGACTGATGGCCGCGCAGCTCGTGGTGCAAGGCCATGCCGACCGCGAGCCAGTCGTCATACGGGCCGTCCGGGTCGTGCAGTTCGAGCAAAGCGCGCAGTCGCGGCGCATCCTCGACCGTCGTGCGAGCCGTTGCGCGCGGGGGCGTCGGCGCCTGCGTCGTAATGAGCCCCTGCCACAGCGAGAGCAGCGAGCCCGGGATCGGCGGCAGCTTGGACCAGTGTGCACCCTTGGCGTTGTACGCCCAGGTGTAGGGTTTGCGCGTGTCGGGGTGCACGCTCGGAGGCAGCACGTCCTGCACCGTGAGCCCGCCCGCGGAAGCGCAGCGCAACTCAAGCGCGCCGTTGCCGAGCTTGAACGACGGCAGCGGTTTACTCAGTGCGTAGAGTAATTTCGCTCGACCGGGACGAGACTCAATACGCACCGCGTCGTGCGCGTTGAGGTACTCGTCCAGGTGCAGCCCGCGCTCCTCGAGCCAAGCGACCGCACGCGTCAGGTCGTCCACGTCTATGCAGCACGTGCCACTGTATGCGTGCGCAAGCCCCACGTTGCCGTCCAGATGCTCGGCGATGGCCGGGTCGGTTATCACCATGTCGCGCGTATTCCAGCGCGCCGTGATGGGTCCCTTGCGACCGGCGGGGATCGGGACCAACGCCCAGCCGTGCCGGGCGTAGTCCGCCAGAATTGAGCGGCCCTCTGTCATTACACGGTTTTGCTTTGCCTGCCGGGGGAGCGACCATAGCACCGCGCGGGCAGCGGCGGCAACTTCGGTTGCGGCTGATCGCAGAGGAAGCCGCCGGCCGGACGAAATTCAGGGCGCGGCATCTCGCGCGAGGGGTTGAGCCTCGCGCGCAGCGGGATATGTAACATCATCGCGAGCCGCCCCCGGCTGCCTCGGCCAGCTTGTTCAACTGGCGCGCGTGCAGTTCGCGCTCGGCTTTGATCGCGGCCAGTAGCTCGGCGATCGGCAAGGCAACCGTGCTCGCGCCGGCCGCTTGTAACCGTTCTGCCAGTTGTCTCACGTCGTCGAGTGTCATTTCGCCACCTCGATACGGCAGCGCACGGCGCGATAGCCGGCCTTGTGCAACGAGCGTTTCCACCGTGCCAATAGCGCCTCGCGCTCCTCGGGCTCCACGCGCATAATGTTTCTCGCGCCGTAGTATCGGATGCACGCCAGATTCCAGGCGGCCCGCGCGTTGCTGGCCGGCCGTGCGTAGATGACTCCCGGCCCTTTATCGGCGGGCAGTTTCGCGAACCAAACGGTATCCAACGTCATCGCCTACCCCCTCCCATGAAGTAGTCCCACAGCACGAAAAAGTTACGCGCGAGGATGACGGCGAGCGCGGCGCCCGCGATCCCTAGCAGCACCGTCACCACGCAGCCCTCTTGCTCTCGCACAGGCACCCCGGCCACTTGCTCGAGAGGCTGCGCGAGCCCGCGCGGTGCGGGAACCACCAACCGCTGCACGTGCACTTATGCCGGCGATTGCGCGCCGTGCGGCGCTTCACAGTACGTAGGCGTGCCATAGCAGCCCCCCGCATACCCCGACCGTGAATATGAGCATGGCGAACGCGAACGGCGCCCACGCGTCGCGCGCCGCGATCCGCTCCAGCTCGCGCGAGTATGAGCGCAGCGTCACCGGGTTGGCGGCGCAGCCCATTTCCAGAAAGTCCGCCTCCAGTTCGAGAAGCGACGCCAGTATCAGCAATTTCTCACGATTGGACATGATCCCTCCCAGGACAGTCGAAATTCAGCGCCGCGCCGCTGGCATGGTCTGGAGCGTAGGAAGCCCCCATGTTACACCCCGGCCGGCAACACTCCAGCGCACCGCGATTCAGGAACTCTGGTTCCGCTATTCGCGGCTCATGTCCCAGCTCGCGCGCCGCCTGCATTGCCTCCTCGCGCGTCACGCTTGGCCCTTTGCGGCTGCAATGCATGCATCTAGCTCGGCCACGATGGTCCCCCGGTACCTGGGGTCCGCGCGTAGCACGTCAAGCTCCGCGCATCTTTCTAGCGCGGCCAGCATCAGCGGCGCCACGCACTCGAGCGCAACGCGCCGCGCGGCCGGCGTATCGTGCGGCACGAATCGCCCCGCGCGTAGCTCTCCGGTCAGGCGCCTATTGCGCATCGTGACGGCATAGACCGCGCGGCCCTGCATGTCGGGCGCGACCGCCCAGCGGTGCGCGTGCCAGCGCGCATACACTGCGCGCCGCCGACCGTCCGGGCATGGGTAAGTGCCGGTGATTCGGACCCATCGATAGCGGCTCACGCCTCACCCCCCGCGCACAGGTCTATAAGAAACGTCGGCCGCTGCGCGCCGTGCTCGCGCACGTAAAACACGGTAGCGATGCTCTCCGGATCGCGCTGAATGTCCAAGGCGATGCGCGCGGCTTCCTCGGCAGAGTCGGCCTGTATGTCAATGTTCCAGGTGACGAGATAGGCTGTCATTCCGTCACCCCCAGCGTGTCGGCCATGCGCGCCAGCTCCTCGGGCTCGAACACGTGGCAGCCAATAATGAGCGCACCGTCGGCGCGCACCTCGCGCAGCGTGAACTGGCCGACACGCGGCCCTTCACCGTGCGGCCATTCACGGCTCGTGTCGCCGCGGTCGCGCCACAAGCGCAAGATGCGCCGCGCGTCCTCGACCGGCACCTCAGCGCCGCGCGAAGTCTCTACGCGCATCCCGTCGCGCGACACGCGCAGCATGGTGGGGCCGCCGTCCGGCGCCGTGCGGTATTTCCCCCGGCGCCATTCCTCCCGATACGCGGCGTCCAGTTCCGCTTTTGCCCTAGCGCGCTCGGCGCGCGCCTTGCGGTCGCGCTCGCGGATTGCGGCCATCGCCTCCGGCGACACGTCCGGCGCCTTGGGCCAAAGTCGCTTCGGCAGCTTGAACGCCTGGCAGTAGCGTGCGCCTTCTGCGGCAACGCGTTCGGCCGCGCGCAGCTCTGACTCCACGTGGACGCGCGACCGCGCGGCGCGCAGCGCGTGCGCGGCGATCGTGCTGGCGTAGTAGCGCAGATTATCGGCGTGGCGCCACGGCTCGCGGCCGTGCGCGTCCGTGTCTGGCACATTGAACGCGCGCACGGGCAGCCCATACACGGCGCCGCGCGCATACGATTGGTGGCGATTGGTGCTGTTGCTGTAGCGGCTCGAATTCATGAGCACTACGGGTTCGCCCTTGTCCTCCGGCTGCACGTACCGCGCAACACAGAAGTGCCTGCCGTAGGAAAAGAGCGCGGGCCCGTCAAAAAAGAAGTTGTTACCGCGTCCCTCGGGCTGCGACTGTTGGGCCCATACGTGCGCGAGTTGGCGATTGTTGAATACCTTTCGCATTGTCTCAGTCCTCCAGAAGTGTCCAGGGTTCGGCATCGAGCCGCGCAGCCTCTTTCAAGGCGTCGCGAATGTCGGCGCGCATCTTGCGCAGTGTGGCGCGCAGTGCGCTGCACGCGTTAGGCGCATCCGGCGCCAGCTCGCGCAAGGCGCGCATGTCCGCCACGATCGCGCGATGCTTGGCGCGCAGTGTGGTTGCTTCCTCGCGCAGTTCCTCCGCGCGCAGCTTGGCAGATTCGTTAAGCTGGTACTCCCGTTCGCGTTCTGCGTAGCTCTCTGCCATGTCGTCCGCCCAGCGAACCGCGTCGCGAAGGTCATCCGTAACACTGCGGAAGTCGCAGCAATAGCAATCCTGGTCGTACGGATCCGCGATTGCCGGCACGTATTGCACCACGCCGTTGCGCGCTGGGATCTGCAACACAGCACCGTGGACCGTCTCCCCGTCGCCGAACGGGTCCAGGAACCATCCCATATGCTTGACCGTGCGCCAGTGTTCGCGCCTGCAAATATCGTGCACGGCGCCGACGATGCGCAGTCCGCGGCTCGCGTTTTCGATCCACCTATAGCGGTCGCGCGTGCCGTCCGGTGTCCATTCGGGACCGTAGTTGATCGCCTTGGGATCAGTCTTGCGCATTGAAATACCCTCCCAGTTTCGAGCGCTCGGAATTCATGGGGCAGAACGTCACGGCGCCGTCACTGTCAACCGTGAAAAAGCCGCGGATCGTGCGGCCGCCTACAGTGCAGCGCGCGGGGATAGAGAAATAGGTATCCGCATATCCAGTTGCGTACGCTGTGCGGCGTAGTGTCGTGCCATCAATCGGGCAATTCTGCACTTTGGCATATGGGCCCAAGCAATCGAACGGACCGCCGGGCCGCCAGCCAATCGCGCCATTCGAGAAGGCGAAGCGCTCACGCGCTACGAATCGTTGACCGCTCATTAGTTCAAATCCTCCGGAGTTTCCAATCCGTACCTGTGGAAGCAATCCACGATCGCGCTATCGGTCCCGTCCGACGCGCGGGCACATTGCAGCGCATATGCTTGCGCCTGGCGCTCATACCCAATGAGACCCGCATAGACCGCGGCGCCTGCTACTAGTAGAAACAAAAGAAAGGCGCGCATGGGTTAACCCTCGATGCAGGTAAACGGCAGCACGCGATAAACTCCCGCGCGCCTGCGAATCGCATCGCGCGGCGGACAGTCTTTGGCGGCGTAGGTGAGTCTTTCGCCTTTCCGGAAGGCGCCGCGCGTCGCAGTCAACACTACATCAGCGCGCATCGTCGGGTATTCATCCGCGCGCCATACCCTTAGCACCTTGCACGGAACCAAACCGGCCAGCGTGTCTAGATAGGCGAGACTCCCGGCGCGCAAGCATCGCGGCAGCATATTGGTTGTGGTCATTGCTTAGCCCTCCCCGTCATGGCCGAACGTCAGGACATCCGCGGCGCAGTCCATCAGGTCGGCGCGAGCAATGAGCCGCGCGGCTTGTTCGCGATGCTCGCGTGCAGTTTCCTGCAACGATTGCGCGGCGCCGCGGCCGGGTTCAAGGCGCACGTCTAACTCGCACTCAGGTGACTTGATGCACGCGTAGGCGCTCGCGCCTATCAAGAGGCGGACAGTAATATCAGCACGCATGTTTGCGAATATCCGTGGTGGTGTTTACGTACGCCAATGCGCGCAGCATGGCGCGCGTGACGTTTGTGGGGACATGGCGCCGGTAGGCTGGCGCCTGGTTTTTGCGGCTACGCTTGGCGCGCGGCGTGTTTCGGATGGTGCGGCTCATGCTGCGCACCCTGTAGCGGTAAGGAACTTCGCACGGTCGAATCGCGGGTTATCCGTGGCCAGTGCATCGGCGACCGCGTGGCACGTCGCGCGATGGACCGCGATCCGCTGTGCATCGCGCGCACGCTCCGCATCCGTACACGCTACAGGGTAGCCATTGGCTACGCTGATACGTGCGCGGCGCAGTGCATCGGCAATCAGGATGTAGTCTTTGCGAGTCATGCGTTCACCTATTGAAAACGTGGAAGTCATCCGCGATCGCGGCAAGCAAATCGTCCGCTAAGTCTTGCGGCAGAGCACAGCGCGCCACCATGTCATCTAACCATTCCTCGCACTCGGCGCCTTCCGAATGGTCGGCCGTACGCGCGGCAGCGATGCAGCGCAGCTCATCGCGCGGGCACATGCTGTATCCGCGCGCTGCCAAGTTCTCGGCGATGGCGTGATACGCTTCGATGATGGGTTCGGCGAGCGTGGCGCGATACAGGCAGACGCGCGCAGTGTCCCCGTCAAGGTCGCCAAAGTCTCCGTTTGCGTCATTCCGCGCGAGCAACGCGCGAACCGCGGCGCGAAGCTTTTCGGAGTAGTTAGTCACGGTCATGGGTTAGCCCTCCGCGGCGGGATTGCCGCAGTGAATACAATGCAGGACCCGTGCCAACAGCTAACCCATTGATTTACAACAAATTGCAAAAACCTGACCCCGACAATTTTTGTCAGAAAGTGACGAAAAGGGCGAAAAGGTGACAAATTTTGTCGCTTTTTTGCGTAACCGATCCGCACTACGGTTACAGAAGGGTAACGCGTCGCAAGTTGCTGATTGCGCTAGGGAATCAATTCTTTGTAACTGTATCTTATCTAATTGGTATAGTGGTAGGGGAAGAGGATACTGTATAGGCATACAGTATCATTATTGTAAAATAGCTATATATACCCCGCCATACGTAGGGTAGAGCCGCGCGGTTTTTCGGTAACACGGTTACACGTTTGGAAAAAACCCTCGCAGCATCAATGGCTTACGATGCGAAACTGTATTTTTGTGCATCGGTTTCAACGGTTACGATGGGCAACAGTGACGCGCGAATTGCGCTCCGCGGCTCGGATGGTATGCTGCGAGCCGCTACCCACCCATAGGAGGCACGCTAAGCGATGAATGCTAAGGAACTGGCCGAACTACGGCGCGATGCGCTGCAAGCCGTGCGCGACGTGCTAGGGGCGCCCGACGCTAAGCCCGCCGACCGCTTACGCGCGGCCGAAGTCGTGGCCAAGCTAGAGGTGACGGCCGCAGCGCGCGGAGGGGTGCACGAGCTGAGCGACCAGGAACTGCTCGCCATTGCGCGCGGGACGGGGGGCACCCCCCGAAAAGGGGACCCTGAGACTCCCAGCGCTGGTGCGGTACCATCGGACACGGATGACCAGCGCTCCCCCGACTCGGGTAGAGCGATGAGTGACTCGGGTAGAGCGACGAGCGCCTCGGCCACAAGCGTTGGGCGAACGGCGGAGGCGCCTGTAGTTCCACGTGAAACGCCGCCGAAGGGGGCCCAAAACGGACCCGCGCCGCGGGAGGACCCGCCCGCTGAGATCAACCCGCTCCTCGCGATTCGCAAAAAGGGACCCGATGGGACCCAAAAGGGACCCGCCATTTCGGGGGGCCCCTCCGCCCAATTTGCACCGCCACCCCAAATAGGGCACTCTCCCGAACCGTGGGAATGAGCGCAGCACGCTCAATTTTTGCTTAACGGTTCGTAATCGAGGCGCGATACGCGGTGAGCACGACGGGAGGGGATGTCACACAGCGCGCGGCCGCACTCGAGTTGCTACGGCGACAGCGGGCGCGAGCCTCATTGGTGGAATACGCGCGCTCCGTGAACATCCCGGGTGCTCCGGCTGTCGCCGATCCGGAGACGGAGCACTTCAAGTCGGTGGAAACGAGCCTCGCGCTCCACCACCGCCTGATCCTCGAGCACATCGAGAAAACGGTGTTCACGCCGTTCGGCCGCTTGCTGATGTTCGCGCCGCCGGGCTCGGCGAAGTCGTCCTACACCTCGGTCGTGAGCCCGGCGCACCTCCTCTCGAGGCTCGACGGGTACCGCATCATCCTCGGCTCTTACGCGCAGGAAATCGCGAACAAACAGTCGCGCAAGGCCCGCGCGCTGTGCCGCTCCAAGGAGCACCTCTCCATCTGGTCGCACAAGGACCCGATCCCGATCCTGGCGAGCGACCAGCGCGCCGTTCATCAGTGGGGCTTGGCGAACGGCTCGGAGTTCATGGCTGCCGGCCTCCTCTCCGGCATCACAGGCAACCGCGCGAACGGACTGCTGATCGACGACCCGATCAAGGGTCGCGAGGAGGCCGACTCCGAGACGATCCGCAACAAGGTCTACGACGAGTTCATGGACTCGGCGACCACCCGACTCCTGCCGGGCGGCTGGATCATCGTGATCCAGACCCGCTGGCACGAGGACGACCTCGCCGGGCGCATCTTGCCGGAGGACTACGACGGCAGCTCAGGTCGCATCCTCTGCCGCGACGGCCAGTGGTGGACCGTGCTCAACCTGCGCGCGAAGGTGGAGGACGACGCACAGGCCGCCACCGACCCGCTCGGCCGCAAGGCGGGTGAGTACCTGTGGCCGGAGTGGTTTCCGCGCGAGCATTGGGCGCAGTGGGAGCACAACCCGCGCGCCGTGCGCACGTGGAACGCGCTGTTCCAGCAGCGGCCGTCGGCGCTCGAGGGCATCGAGTTCAAGCGCGAATGGTTCAAGTGGTACGACCCCGACGTGCCGCCCGGGACGCCCGGCGGGCGGCCGACCAACATCACCGTGTACGGCGCCTCGGACTACGCGACTAAGGAGGACAAGGGCGACTTCACAGAGCACGGCGTCGTGGGCGTCGCCCCGGCGAACATCGAGGTCATCCGTGACGGGAAAAAGACCTTAGTCTCGCCGATGTACTTCCTCGACTGGTGGTTCGGCCAGAAAACCACCGACGTGTCGATCGACGCCTTCACCTCGCTCGTGCACCGCTGGGCGCCGCGCAAGTGGTGGAACGAGGGCGGGCCGATCGACAACGCCCTGAGCCCGTCGATCAAGAAGGCCATGTCGGAGCACGATCCGCGCGTGTTCGTCTCGATCGACCCGCTCACCTCGATCAAGAACAAGGCCATCAAACTCGGCGCCTTCCAGTGGTATGCCGCGCAGGGCCTCGTCCACCTCCCCCTCCGCCGCCCGTGGGCCAACCGCCTCGTCGACCAGCTCTGCGCCTTCCCGACCGGGCGCTACGACGACGCCGCGGACGTGTGCGGCTTGCTAGGCCGCGGGCTTGATGTAATGATGTCGCCCCACGTGCCGTCGGAGGAGACGCGCCCGCAGCTCAAGCCGTTCACCGCGGCCTGGCTGGAAACCGTTGAGGATCACCGACCCATGACCCCGAGATACTCGTGAGGTACCGCTAGTGGACCCGAACAACCCGGAGATGCTCGAAGTCGTCGAGCAGGGCGTGCAGGCCGCCGACAACGCGGACCTCGACGAGCAGAAGGCGGCCGAGAAGCTCAAGGAGGAGCACGAGGTCAGCGCGCTGTGGAAGGAGTACGAGCAGGCGCGCGAGTTCGACAAGACCATCCGCGCGCAGTACGCCGTCGACCGGCGCTACGCCGCCGGCACCGCGAACCTCGATTGGGCAGTGAGCGCGAACCTGATCGGCGCCTTCATCGACATCCTCGTGTCGTTCCTCTACGCCCGCAACCCGGACGTGTCGGCGAAGAAAGCGCCGCGCGTTGACAACACCGGCACGCAGGGTGAGGACGACTTCGCCAAGACGATGCAGCTCATCGTCTCGGCGCTGTGGAAGCGCCCGCAGACGGCGCTCAAGACGCGTGCCCGCGAGCAGGTGCGCTCGACCCTGACCACCGGCGTCGGCTGGCTCAAGGTCATCATGGTGTCGAACGGCGCCAACATCCCCCAGCTCAAGAGCGAGCTGGACGACGTGCGCGACAACATCAAGCGGCTCGAGGACCAGCGCCGCAAGATGCAGGAGCAGACCGAGGCGCAGAACGGGCTCGACCCGGCCGCCGACCCCGGGCTCGAAGTGCCTGGCATGGAGCCGGTCGAACCCGCCGAGCCGTACTCGACCGAGCGCATGGAGCCGGAGAAGTACGACGCCGAGATGTTGAAGCTGCGCGAACTCGAGGACAGCGTGGCGAACCGCCTCGAGGTCGCGATGCGCAAGTGCCTCGCGATCGACTTCGTTTCGCCCGAGGACATGCAGGTGTCGCTCGACGTGCGCAACGTGCTCGACCACAAGGACGCCGGGTGGAACGCGAACGCGATCTACCGTCCCGTCTCCGAGCTGCGCGCGATGTTCCCCGACTTGGCCGAGGAGGACGTGAAGGCGGCCAAGCACTACTACCAGCGCGCTACCCGCGAACTCGAGCCGCTATCGGAGCGCGTGAAGCTCACCGGCATGGCCGACGGCGATGCGCACGCGGAGGAGGCCGAGCAGTACACCTCCGGCACGGGCGACGACGGGAACAAGGGCCTGCCGCACGCCAAGGTGGTCGAGCTGTGGAACAAGCGCACCGGCCACGTGCACACCATGATCGACGGCGTGAAGCGCTGGGCGAAGAAGCCGTACCAGCCCGACTACGCCTCGAGCCGCTTCTACCCGTACTTCGCGATCGGCTTCTACCCGGTCGACGGCACGCGGCACCCGCAGTCGCTCCCGTGGCGCCTGATGAAGCTGATGGACGAGTATTGCTCGGCCCGCTCGTCCATGCGCCTGACGCGTCAGCGCGCGGTGCCCGGGACGATCTTCAACAAGTCGGGCGTCAAGCCCGAAGATGCCCGTCGCATCGAGACGAGCGTGCATCAGGAGTTCGTCGGCATCGACCCGACGAACCCCGAACAGCCGCTCCGCGACCTGTTCACCGAGAAGCCGATCGCCGTCGGCGATATGCGCCTGTTCGACACGACGCAGATCCTCGCCGACATGGAGCGCATCAGCGGCGTGCAGGAAGCGCTGCAGCAGTCCTCGACGGCGCCGAAAACGGCGACGGAGGCCGAGATTCAGCAGTCCGGCTTCGCCTCGCGCACGACGGCTGACCGCGATGTCATCGAAACGATGATGAACGACCTCGCGCAGTACACCGCCGAGCTTGCCATCCAGGCGCTCGACGGGAACGACGCACAGCGCATCGCGGGCTCCAAGGCGTTCTGGCCGCACGGCATGGCAATCGACGACCTCCTCACGATGGTCGAGATCAACATTGAGGCCGGTACGACCGGCAAGCCGAAGGCCGCGGGCGACAAGGAAGCGTGGGCGGTCATTCTCCCCACGATCAAGGAAACGCTCGTCCAGCTCATGCAGGCCGCCGCGATGGGCGACGTCAACACCGTCAAGGCGCTCTCGGAGCTGGTCAAGGAAACGATGGTTCGCATGGGCGACGAGTCCGACCCGAGCCGCTTCCTGCCGCAAATCGCGACGCCGATGGCCCCGCCGGCGCTACCGCCGATGCCCGGCGCCCCGGGCGCCGTGCCGGGCGATCCGGCCGCGGGCGGTATGCCGCCCCCGGTGCCGGGCGATTCGGCCGCGGGCGGCGTCCCGGGCGTTGCGCCATCCGTCAGTGAACCGCCAATGCTCGACGCACCCGCGCTCGAGCCGCCGTTGATGTAACAGGAGGATCCCATGTCAGGAGAGAACGAGGGCCTGTTGGCCGCCATCAGTTCCGGTATCGCCGAGGCGTCATCGCCGCCGGCCGCCGACCCCACCCCGCCCCCGGCTGCTACAGGAGGCACCGACGATGCGCAACCTGCTACTCCAACAGATGCAGCTCCGGCTGTGGACGGCGCTGATGGAGGGGGCAGTGCACCGGCAACGGCTGCAGGAGGCGAGGGCGCAGATGATGGCGCACCGGCTGGCGAAGCGGCCGGTACCGAGGGCGCTGAGGGCGAAGGCGATGGCGAGGGCGCTGATCCTGGAGCTGACGACGGCAAGGATAAGCCTGTGGACGGCGACGGTGACACGCCTCCTGCCGCCGGAGCGAAGGAACCTGATCCGCTGAATGATCCGCTCCCGAACGCGCTCAAGCGCGAGACGAAGGAGCGCATCAAGACGCTGATCGGCATGGTCCAGGAGAAGGACGAGAAGCTCAAGACCGTCGAGAGCAACTACTCGTTCATCATGCACGAGATCAAGCAGACCAACGCGACGCCTGAGCAGTATGCGCAGGCGCTCGACTACCTGCGACTCGTGAACAGCGATGCGCGCGAGGACAAGGAACAGCTCCTCGAGTTCCTGCAGCGCGAGACGATCTCGATTGCGAAGATGATCGGCAAGCCGGTCCCGGGCGTGAATATGCTCGAGGGCCATGACGACCTGATCCAGAAAGTCGGCGCCGGCAAGCTGTCGATCGAAGATGCGCAGGAGATCGCGGCCTCGCGCGAGGCGCGGAACTTCCAGCAGCGCAGGACGCAGATGACCGCCGAGCAGCAGCGCGTGACGGCCGAGACGCAGCGCGAGATTGCGTCCGCGAGGGCCGGGCTCACGGCGCTCGAGCAGCAGCTTATGCGGGATCCGGCATACCCGACGAAAAAGGCGATCCTCGTCAAAACTTTGAAACCCGTGTTCGCTACGATTCCTCCGCGCGAGTGGGTTGCGACGTTCCGACGGGCGTATAATGAACTCGCCGTCCCCGCCGCACCGAGCGTGCCCACACCCACTCCGACACCGCGAGCACCAGCGACCGGCGGCGGGGGCGGCAACACCCCTCTGCGCGCACAGCAACCCGCTGGCGGCGCGCGCCCGGAGCCGAAGAACTTGCTCGATGCGGTCAGCGCAGGCATTACCGCGGCGAGCCGGTAACGTGGATCGCGCGCCCGGCGACGGCGAGGTTGCAGCCCCTTCGGTTGCCCCTGAAGCGGAATTGGGAATTCCCGTCGTCGGGCGCGTTTTGCACGGCAAAGAGCGTGAACGCGCCATCGCCAGGCACCTCAAGTCGCTCGAGAATCCAATAGACTACTCGTGGGACTTTTCCGCGGCGCCGATTGCGCTGTTCGCTGCGCGCAGGCCCGGGAAACTGCAGCCCAAGGAGCGCAAGTGGCACCGCAATTCACGATCCTAGACGAGCGGGGCAACTGGCACGGCCCCGCTATCGAGACGGCCGTGCGCCGCGGGTACGACGCGAAGCGCATCACACGAGGGGGGCAGGCGCGTGGGCGGAGCGGGCTCGGCTTCATCCGCCCGCACGCCATCCCGGCGATCCTCGACCGCAACCATCTCGACTGGGTGCAGATGGCCGAGCACCTGACGATGGTGCAGGACTACGCGCAGGTCGAGGTCTACGACGACAAGAGCGCGCAGTTCTTCCGGTGGGCGAAGTGGATGCCGCAGACCTGGCGCTTCGAGAAGCTGGACAACGCGCTGCAGTTCGCGCGGCACTTTCCGATCGAGGGCCGCTGGATCGTGTCGAAGGCCGACGTTGGCGCAAGCAGCAAGAATGTCCGCATCCTGCGCACACGCCGGGAACTGATCGAGCACTGCCGGCAGATATTCGGGCGAGGCATCGAGGTCGACCACTGCGCGGGCGGTCGTGCAGGGGAGCAGGCGAAGTCGCGGCAGCGCGGCTATGTGCTTCTGCAGGAGTATGTCCAGCACGACATAACGTGGCGCGTCAACATCATCGGCCGCGGTCGCGCCATCTTCAAGCGATATAACGCCCCCGGAACGCACGTCGCGCAGACCGGCAATGTGGATGGGGTAACTGCGCTGGACGAGACCACCACCAGTCTCCTAGACTTCGCTGACGAGGTGTTCGAGGCGATAGGAACAAGGTGGTGCGCCCTCGACATTCTACGCTACGGGGGCTCATGGAAACTGCTAGAGACCAGCCTCGGATGGCCTTGGCCGTCGCCAGGAAACTGCATGGAGGCGCAGTTCTTTGGACCGACGACGCGCAAGTGGGCTGAACTGTGGGACCTGATGTTCGACGAATACGAGGCTGGGACATGGACCGACGCGCGTGCAGAATCGCCTACCACGTTCGCCTAGCACTCAACATGCTGTGGTGCGCCCTTTTGCTGTGGCCGTTCGATACGATGCCGCGCGAGACTATCTCGGGGTTCCTCGGTCGTAACGTGTCGAACGGCAGGTTCAAGCGGCTGGCAGCCTTCGTCGACTGGCTCCACCCGCACGAGGTCGATCACTGCATTGCAACCGCAATCCTCGAAGCGAAGGCGCGCGAGGCCCTCTACCCGGAGCCTGAAAATGTCTGTTATCGCGACTGGGCACCTCCGCGGCGCCCTTCCTGACTGGGAAACGGATCCTGAACTCGACGCGCAGTGGCGCGAGGCCCTCTCCGTCATTGATCGACTCGGCGTGCGCGGTGTGTCGTGTGCGATGGGCATTGACACGCGCGAAATGCTGTTCAAGGTAATCCGCGCCGCGGGGTGCAAGACGGTACTAGACATCGGCACCTTCCTTGGCACCAGCGCGCTCGCCTATGCGCTCGCCGTAGGTCCGGATGGCAAGGTCGTGACGGTGGACATCAGGGACGCCAACGACGCACCGGACTCCCATTGGCGCCTACGCGAGCGGCCGCAATCCCCGCGCGAAATGCTCGAGGCCGCGGGCGTGCTCGACCGGGTGGAGTTCGTGACGCAGGACTCCGTGGAGTACCTGAAGCACACCTGGCAGAAGTTCGACTTCGTTTCGATCGACGGCTGGCATGATCCGCGCGGGGTGTACGCCGAGATTCCTTTGTCGCTCGCCCGGATAAACGACGGGGGGTTCATGTTCCTGGATGATATGCAACCCCCTGGGTTCAAGCTACAGCCCGGGCTCGACACGATCACGGGACCGTGGGAGGCGGTGATGCGCCATGTGAAGGAGGGTCTGCTAGTCCGCATAGAACGCCCGCTGCCGGATGTCGCAGTGGCCTTCCTGCTGCCAACATGATTTCCGTCATCACGTTCAAGTACGTCAAGCCGACCTATCGGACGGCGTACTCTGCCGAGCACGTCAACACGTTGCGGCGCATGGTGGCGCGGTGCTACAACCATCCGCACCGCTTTTTCTGCGTGACGGACGATCCGACCGGCCTCGACCCGGCTATCGAGTACGTCCCCCTGTGGCCGGACCACTTCGATTTAGTGAATCCGTCGCACCCGACATCAAGGCCGAATTGCTACCCGCGGCTCAAACTGTTCTCGGGCGAGATGGAGAAGGTGTTTGGTCGCCGCTTCGTGTCGCTCGACCTCGATATGGTGCTCGTTGACGACGTGGCGCCGCTGTGGCGTCGGCCGGACGACTTCATCATCTACGACGCGCGCGGCGACGATCACTACAACGGCTCGATGTTCCTCCAGACTGCCGGCAGCCGCGAGAAGGTCTGGAGCGAGTTCGACCCCGTGCGCTCACCAGAACTCACCACCAGGGCCGGGATGCGTGGCTCGGACCAGGCGTGGATCCGATACTGCCTGTCGCCGGACGCCGCGACGTGGACGAACGCGGATGGCGTACATGCGTATCTGCATATGATCGCAAACCATCCGTCGCACCGCGCGTACCGCGCATATCGGAAGCCCCGTCGCCGCCGCGAGCACCAGACGCACGGATCGCGGCGGTCAGTCGTAACCCACGGTTCCGGCCAACCGAAAGCCGCCGCCCCGGTTTACGACCCGCCGGGGGCTCTGCCGAAGGGTTCTCGCGTCGTGATATTCGCAGGCGAGTACAAGCCTTGGGATCCACGGGCGCACGCAATGTCGCCCTGGATCACGAAGCACTATGTCTGACGCGCGACTCGTGCCGAACGGTAGCCACGTCTCGACGCTGTATCGCGCTGCGCAGGACCGCCTGGCGCTCGTGATCGGCGGCGGGCCGAGCGCGCCGGAGCAGCTCGCAGCGCTCGTAGCGTTCCCGAAGAACGCCGTCATCATCTCGGCCAACGCGCACGCATTTCGGCTTGGCATCCGTCCGCATTACGTCGTGTGCAAGGATCATCGCCACACCGAGACGCAGGAGTTGATGGAGCCCGTCATGCGCAAGTACGGCGTGCCGCTCGTGAGCCGGCAGCATTGGGCGGACTTCCGCCTCGGCGCGTGGCCGGTGCAAGGCAACAGCGGGATGATGGCGATAGGCTTGGCAGCGTTGCTCGGATGTCGCCCGATAGTGCCGATTGGCTTCGACTGCTATCAGGGCGGAACGTACTTCTACGCTCCGGCTGATCGCAACGTCAGCAAGGGGCTATCCGAAAGCCACTGGCGCAGCCGCTACCAACGGCTGCAGTCGCGGCTCACCGGCGCCATGATCCGCCCGCCGCTCGGCGCACTGTTCAACCTGTTCCCGGCGTATCGCCCGGATGAAGCGCCCGGCCCGTTCCACATGCCGACGAGCCTGCAGCCCTACGAGACGATGAGGTGGTCGCACGTGCGCGCCAAGCGCGCCTTCCTGTGCAAGCACTCTCGCACCGAGATACCGGCCGGATACGTGTTCCCAGCCGACGAGGCGGAGGTCGCGCTGTACGAGCGCGGGGGGCTGATAGAAAAAGTTGACAGCCTCGTTGCACCGTGATCTCATTCCGTTCGCAAAGCAACTGCGCCGAGGGGAGCACCCCTACCCGCAAGGGCGACCGGGTTCGCAACCGGCAAAGTTCCAGGCTCGTTGCTCCTGGCAAAGCGTAATTCCTTTGTCATTTGGAGAACGACCATGCCTTTCAATACCGAACAGCTTGCCTACGCTGGTAAGCACGCGATCGACTACTTCCTCAAGAACGACCCGATCGACCAGATCAACACCGAGCGCCCGCTCATCAAGAAGCTGACGGCCGGCAAGTCGCCCTACGCGGGCGGCCTGCAGTACGTCACCGAGCAGCTCCGCTATCAGAACGACTCGAACTTCCAGTCGTACTTCGGCGACTCGCAGGTTTCCTACAACCGCAAGCGCACGCTGCAGCAGGCGAAGTTCACGTGGGGCAGTTTCCACGACGGCTTCGGTCTGAACGAGGACGAGCTGGCGCAGAACGGCATCACCATGACGGACGACAAGAACGCCGTCCCGACCGATGCCGAGAAGGTGCAGCTCACGAACCTCCTGTCCGAGAACATGGAGACGCTGAAGCTGGGCTTCGAGGAGAACTTCGACCTCATGCTGCACCGCGACGGCACGGCGTCCGCGACGGACATCCCGGGCCTCGACAGCCTGATCTCGACGACTCCGAGCGCCAGCGCGACGATCGGCGCCCTCAACCAGCAGACCTATTCGTGGTGGAGGAACTACGCGGACATCGACATCTCCACGGCGACCTCGGGCAACCTCGTCGACCGCATGGAGATCGCGTGGCGCGAGTGCACCCGCCGCGGCGGCAAGAAGCCGGACTTCATCCTGGTTGGCGCCGACTTCCTCGACGCGTATCGCCGGGATGCCAGCGACACCGTGAACCGTCGCCTCAACACGTTGGGCAACGGCCAGACGGGGCTGGACGCGTCGGTCAGTGGCGTCTACTTCAAGGGCGTCGAGCTGGTGTGGGACCCGGTGTTCGATGACCTCGACGCGGCGGATGCGCCGACTGTCGAGTGGTCGAAGCGCTGCTACTTCATCAACACGAGCTTCCTGAAGCTGCGCCCGATCAAGGGGCACTGGATGGTGTCGCGCAAGCCGCCTCGCGTGTACGACCGTTACGTGCACTATTGGGCGCTGACCTCGAAGGCCGCGCTCACCACCGGCAAGCGCAACGCGCACGCCGTCCTGTCGATCTACTGACCCGGGACGCCCGGGGCGGCCACCGCCCCGGGCACCGGCCACCGCCACCTTTTCGGAGATGCAGACATGAAGGTTCTCGAAGTCAACAACACCGCGATCGACCTCGCGACGAAGAACGCCCCGTTCCTGCCGAACTACACGGTCGTTGCGATCAACACCTCGGCGGAGCAGCGCGTGCTTCAGGGCTCGGTCGATGAAGCGTTCACGAGCCCCGTGACGCTCGCAACCTTGGCCGCCGCCGGCGCCGCCGGTAGCTGTCAGGAAGTGACCCCGACCTACCAGTACATCCGGACCAGCGCCGCTGGCGATCCGGTCTGGTTGCTCGGCAACTAACCTACCCACAGGAGGGTTGTTCCATGTTCGACTATTCACAGGTCCAGATTGCGCGCTCGGAAACCACCACCGCCAATGTGACGGTGCCGCCTTGGGAAGTCGCCGTGCTGGCGGCCGTTCACGGCGGGGACATCACATCTGTCGTGGGTGTGACGCCCGTGAGACGGGAACTGCCGGAGGCCGCGGCGGAGTACGAGCGCTTGGCGAACAAGTACGGGAAGGACGAGGAGAACGGGCAGGAGTACGTCGCGATGGTATACGGTGTCGGCGCGCGAGGCGTGACGGCACTGCAGGCCGAAATCGCAAAGGCGACACGCAGTTCGGTGCCGGCTGCCGCTAAGCCCGCGCCCGCCGCCCCGTCGGAGGACGCCGACCCGCTCGCTGGGCTCGATCTCGACCCGGATGACGGCGACGGCGTTTCGTCGATCGACGAGTGAGAGTGGAACCCGCACGTTACCCTCCTGGCGTGCGGGCCTGCCGGGGGCGGGCTAGGAAACTGGCCCGCCCTCTTTTACGATAGGGGGAGGAGAGCGCCATGCCGAACTTCAACTGCGAGTGTGACGAGGGGTTCTACGGTGCCGAGACGCTCGGCGACTTGCGCCGTGACGTCCTCGTTCGCTTGGGGTACGCAGCGCAGGCGGATAACCCGCCGCCGGGCATGGCCGAGTTGCTCAACAGCTTCTTGCAGCGCGGGCAGGCGTTCCTGTACCGCCGCTACCGTGCGCTGCAGACCGAGCGCTTCTACCGCTGGACGATGGCGGTGGGGGAGCGCTTCTACGGCATCCGCGACAACATCGACGACTGCCCGCGCAAACTCGACGCCGGGAAGATCACCGGCGCGTGGGTCGAGGACTTGAACGGCACGTGGCTCCCGCTGACGCAGGGCATCCCACCGGAGTTCTACACCTCGGTCGACTTCAACGGACTCCCGGCGCGCTTCGAGCTGCGCCAGTGCATCGAAGTGTTCCCCGCCCCGATGGCGGCCTACACGCTGCGCGTGAAGGGGCACTTCGGCCTCGAGCGCTTCACTGAGGACACTGACACCGCGACGATCGACAGCGAGTTGCTGTTCCTGTGGGCGCTCGCGAACGCGAAGAATCACTACCGGCAGGCGGACGCCCCGGACGTGGCCGCGCAGGCGAACACGTACCTGCGGGAGATCATTGCGGACTCGCACGGCGCCAAGCGCTACGTGCCGGGGATGGATCCCGAAGTGCCGGCCTCCAAGCCCGTATTCCTGCCGGTGAGCTAACCCATGCGCCCCGTCGTCCTCACAACGGTCAACGGCGGCATCAACCGGCTTCGCACGAAGGGCGGAGCACGGAACGATCAGCTCTACGACCTGTTGAACGCCTACGTCACCGAGAGCGGTACGCTCAAGGTGCGCCCCGGTACTGAGCGCGTTGCAACACTGGACCCGGCCACTCGCGGACTGTGCTCGTTCAATGGTTCGCTGCACGTGTTCTGCCACAAGTCGGTCGTCGTGCCGACGGGCTACACGCTCAACATCCTCGTGCACCCGGACCCGCCGGACGAGTACAGCTACGCAATCGGCTACTCGACATACGAAGGCGTGCCGCTCGAGACGATCCATTTCTCCGAGCCGTTCCTCGGCGGCCTCTACGTGGTTGCCGAGTTCGAGGACGGCGCGGTATACCACTATTGGCTGCAGCCCGGCGACACGTGGGAAGCCGAGACGATTTACAGCCCCGGCGACCTCGTGGAGCCCACGACAGCGAACGGCCTCGTGTATCAGGCGTCGCGCTTCGGCGACCCGTACCCGCCGTGGCAACCGGACGAAGCGCGCTACGACGGAATCGGCGACGCCTACGATCAGAGCGTTGTCGAGCCGACGACTTACAACGGCTTCTACTACGTGTGCATCGAGACGCAGGGCCCGAACCCGCGCTCTGGCACCACGGAGCCGACGTGGCCGACCTTCGAGGGCGGCACCGTCACAGAGCGCACCGACACTGGTGTATCCGAGGAGATCGTGGTCGACAGCACGCCTCCGCCGCCTGCCGGCAGCGCGCCGCCGACCAGTTCGCCGACCAGTTCGCCGACGACGGAGATCGTTGACCGCTATGACTACTCCGCCGTGCGCAACATCAGCGACGGCAACCCTGTGAACTACAACGAGCCATGACCAACGTACCCGCTTGGCAACCGCTGACCACGTACAGCCCCGGGGCGCAGGTGATCCGCGCCACGGTGCCGCCGATCGTCGTCGCCGCCCCCGCAAACAGTGGGTTCGAGGACGGCGATCAGGACTGGACGAAGGAAACCGCCGACCCGGGCTACCAGACGTGGGCCATTGAAACGCACGACAGCGCGTTCGAGGGGGCGTACTCGGCGCGGCTGCGCAAGACAGGTATCGGGCTCGCGGACCCGGTGTACAAGCGTATCTACGCTACGGTCCCGTTCGCGGCGTTGCCGAACCAGACGATCACGGCCTCGTGCATGGTCCAGCAGGGCGGTGCCTCCGCGGGCAATGCCGGCGCGATGGTGCAGCTCGAGTGGCTCGACTCGAGCATGGTCAGCCTGCGCGTCGATGACGGCAATCTGGTCAAGAAGGGCTCCGACGGCGCGTGGAAGATTTCGACCGTGACGGCCACGGCGCCCGCTGGCACAGCCTACGTGCGCATCGGCGCGAGCGGCTTCCAGACCGAGAACAAGCGCGTCTCGGTCGACAAGTTCACGTGGGACTACTCGTACCGCCCGGCGTACTCGACGTTCATCTACACCGCCGTGCAGGAAGGCGATGGCGTGAGCGCCTCCACCGAGCCCGAGTGGCCGCAGACCGCGGACTCGACTGTCGTTGACGGCACGGTGACGTGGGCGACGCAGTATGGCTCGAGCGTGACGTGGGAAGCGGTGCCGCTACTCAAGTCTGGCGCTGCCGAGCCGACGTGGCCGACCGAAGTCGGCGGATCCGTGGTAGACGGGTCGATCGTGTGGACAGCGGCTTCGCGCCGCGTGAAGGACGCGCGCTGCCCGAACAGCAAGGTGGTTGCCATCGCCGCGAGCAAGATTTTCGCTGGCGACAACGACATCATCCCGTACAGCGCCACGAACAACCCGCTCGACTGGTCGACGCCGGACGACGCCGGGTACCTCCCGTTCGGCCTGCAGACGCACGGCGCGAACCCGGTCAGCGCGATGGGCCTGTACCGCAGCAACCTCGTGGCGTTCAACTCTGCCGGCTACCAGATGTGGCAGGTGGATCAGGACCCGCAGAACATGGCGTTGCTCGACGCCGCGCCTGTCGGCAGCACCGAAGCGCGCGGTGTGCAGCCGCTCGTGAACGACCTTGTGTTCCCCAACTCGGTCGGCATCCGCAACATCAGCATCGCGGGCGCCAGCACCAACCTGCAAGCGGGCTCCACCGGCGAGCCGATCGACCCGCTGGTGACGCCGAAGATGCGCGCTCGGGAGTACGAGCCGATCTCGACGTTCATCCCGGCCTACGGCCAGTATTGGTGCATTTTCGGCCCCGAAGTGTTCGTGCTCACGACGAACGAGGGGAAGAAGGGGAAGTGGAGCCGATACGTGTTCCCCGAAGCGATCACGGACACGACGTTGCTCGACAACGATCTGTACGTGCGCACGGCGACGCACAAGGTCTGGCGCGTCTCCGAGGAGTTCCTGGTCGACGACTACTACCTCGGGTACGGCGTCGAGTTCTATGGCGTCGCACACTGGCCGCACATGGACCTCGGCTCGCTCGGCACCGAAAAGCAGTTCGTCGGGTTCGACCTCGTGGCCGATGCGCCGGAGGGTGTCTCCGTCAGCATCGGCTACGACCAACGCAACGTGGCGGCGCGCACGGCCGACTACGCGATGGACGCCGATAGTCTGCCCGGCAAGCTGGTGCCATTCCCGGTCGCGGGCCCTTCGTTCGACTTCAGGCTCACGTTCGAGCCGAATCAGGCGTGGGAGTGGTTCGCGTCAGTGCTCTACGTGCAGGACATGGGGGCCGGCACGTGACGGTGCGGGTGTACAGCACCCCGCAGCTTGCCGACTTCTACATGGTCTGCCATGCGCTGTGCGAGGACGAGCGCGAACAGTACCGCGCCTTCGCCGGAGAGGAGTTCGACCCTGCCCTCGTGGCCGCCGCGTATTACCTGCGCGACTGCCCGAAGTGGGTAGTGGTTGGCGAATCCGGCCCCCTTGTGGTTGGCGGATTCGACATGATCCGCCCCGGAGTGTGGCAGGACTGGCTATTCTCGACCCCGGAGGCGTGGGGCCCGGCCTACTGGCGCAGCGTGACAAAGGTCTGCCGCCGTGTTATGGACGGTATGTTGAACTCGCAGGCTCATCGGCTACAATGCGTCTCGCTTGCGAGCAGAAGCCGCGCGCACGAATGGTACCGTCCACTCGGGCTGCGGTTGGAGGGCACGCTTCGCGAGTACGGCGTCAACGGCGAAGATGCGCTCATGTTTGCGCGACTGAGGTCCTCCAATGGGTAGTTCAAACCGGGCGGTAAAGCAGGCCAAGCGCCAGGAGCAGGAGCGGCAGGCGGCGATCGACCTCGGCACCGGCAGGGTCAACGCTGTCTACGACGCCCCGGCGCGAGCGGGCCAGCGCGACGATTTCGTGACGGCACTGCGCGCACAGTACGGCGACCAGCTCGACCGACAGAAGATGGTTGCCGATCGCCGCCTCCGCTTCGCTCTAGCCCGCAACGGTCTCACCGGCGGCAGCGCCGCGGTGGACGCCAACCGCACGCTTGGCGAGGACTACATGGCCGGGCTCGTGGACGCCGAGAACCGCGCGCAGGGCGCCGGTGCTGACCTGATGGCGCAGGACGAGGAGAGCCGGTTGGCGCTCCTGCAGCTCGTGCAGTCCGGCATGGACGCGGCTACCGCCGGGTCCCGGGCGCAGTCTGCACTGCGCACAAACCTCGAGCGCACGCGCTCCGGGGCGCTCACCGACTCGCTCGGCGACGTGTTCGGCAACACGGCCACCATCTACAAGCGGCAGGAAGAAGGCGCCGAGCGCCGCCGCGGAGAGAAGGCCGTCTTCGACAGCATCTACGGTCGCCGCACGGCGTTCTCGTGAGGTAGGACATGGGTACGGAAGCATTTTGGATCCCGGTTGCCCTCGCCGCTGCAGGCACGGGCGTCGACTACTACGCCGGCCAGAAAGCGGCCAGCGAGCGCGACCGTGTGCTTGCTGGTGGCATCAAGCGCCAGCGACAGCGCCAGAGCGAAGCCGATGCGCGAGTCAATCAGGAACTCGACGCGCGAGCCGCGTCGAACCCGGACGACGAGCGCAAGGCGTCAATGGAGCAGTTCATGGCGCAGCTCAAGCGTGCGCGTGGCCCGGCCGGCGGGACCGGCGACGTGCCGACCGCGAGCAGCCGCTACCAGACGGATTCGGCCGGCGCGAAGGCGGGCATCCAGAACTTCGGTATGCGCCGGGCGGACACCGCCTCGCGCATCGCAGCGCCGATCCGGCAGCGCACCGGCGAGAGCATTTCCGGTGGCCGCACCGGCGCGGATGTCGGACTCATCGGCCGCAAGGCCCGAGGCGACGACTATGTGACCCAGCTCAAGGCCAGCTCGATCACTGAGGACCCGTGGCTCAAGGCGCTCGGCATCGCCCTGCGCGCTGCGGGCATGGCCTATGGCGTTGGCGGAGCGGCGGGCGCGGCCGGCGGCGCAAGCGCGGGCTCGGCTGGCGGGCTCGGCGCGGGCGGCGGAGCCGTACCGGCCACCACAGCGAACCCGGCTTTCAGCGGCGCCTTGCTGGCGTGAGGTAAACGAACATGGCAAGCGGATGGGAAGCAGTCGGCGGCGTGCTCGGCGGCGGTATTGACCGCGCGGGCGCCTTCGAGCAAGGCCGCTTGCGCACGGCGCAGACCGAGAACGCGATTCTCCAAGCGCAGGAGCGGCAACTCCGAAACATCGCCGCGGAGACGCGGGCCGCTACCGAGGAGCGCGTGCGCCGCACGGAGGCGGAGCAAGGCATCGATAAGGTGCCTCTCGCGGACATCATGGGGGCGGGCTACGGGAACTACGATCAGGTGATGAGCGGCCGGTTGAAGGGTCAGGAGCATGGCTTCCGCGGTACGCTCGCAAATCCAGAGGCCAGCGGCACCGACCGCTTCCTTGCCGCGCAAGGCGTGCAGGGCAAGGTGCTCAACCCGTTCGACATGGTGGGGCAGGCGGAGTTCGCCGATCTTCGCAACCCGGACGCCGGGCTCAACACGACGGCGCTCGGCGAGTCGCTGATAGACGAGAACGTGGCGCAGACTGCGGCGGCCAACGCGCTCGCCGACCAGCGCGCTCGTGCGCCGGCAGCGGGCGGAGCGCCCGGAGCGCCTGGCGAGCCGCCGAGAGGGTACATCCTCAACCCCGACTACGACTCGTCGCAGCCTATCGGGGAGGGCAACTATCCGTACCTCGACGCGCGCCAGCCCGTCATGGGCGCTCGCGAGTCGGCGTTCTTCAACCGCGTGTACGGCTCCGCCGTAGCGATGGAGCGCGACCTGTCGAACCTGATGCAGATGCCCTTCGGCACCAGCATCGGCGTCCTCGGTGTCGGCCCGGCTGCGCAGCACGGCACGCCGAGCCCGGCCGCGCTGTCCGGTGCGCTCAAGTACCAGCTCTCCGAGCCGGAGACGCAGGCGTACAACGCCTCGCTGGGTGGCATGAACCGCGCGCTGAGCTTCATCGAAGGGCAGGGCCTCGTGGGCTCCAACACGATCGCCGAGAGCTACGACACGTTGCTGCTGCGCCCGGGCGAGTCGCTCGAGATGGCGATGTACAAGATGGCGCAAATGAAGCAGACCGTGGAAGCGGGCCTCGCCCCGCACATCTCCAACCCGCGCGTCCCGATGGAGCAGAAGAAGGCCATCCGCGAGTTGATGGACCGCCTCGATGCGTCCATCCCATTCGAAGTGGAGGACGTGATCGCCCTGCAGTTCGGCAAGGCGCGCTCGCTGCGCGAGGCGACGGAGCAACGCCTACAGCGGGAAGGCGCTGGGGCCGGCATCGGCGCCCCGCCGCCTGCGGCCGCTCCTCCGGCGCCCGTCGCCGACGAGGTGTGGGAACGCGGCCCTGACGGCAAGCTGCGGAGGGTCCAGTAATGGCTCGTCAGGTCAAGTACAACGACATGACAATCGCCGTGCCGGACGACGCCTCGGACGACGAGGTTTCGGCCATCATCGAGACGAAAGAGCAAGAGGCTCGTGTCTCGGCGCAGCCCGGCAACCAACCCGGCTTGCTCGAGCGCGGCGGGCGCTACCTCGCCGAGGGAGGGCGTTACCTCGCCGAGTGGGGGCAGGGCGTCAAGGACGCCGCGACGCAACCCGTCGGCGGCCCGACGGGCATCCCGCTGGTGGATGCGGCCGCGGGCGTTGCGGATTTCGCGGCGTCGGCCGCCTCCGACACTGTGACGGCTGTGCCGCGCCTCGCGCGAATGGCGTTCACCGGCGCTCGCGGCGGCAAGACGGATCCGACGTGGCTGACACGCGAACCCGTGACGCCGACTGGAAAGGCGATTCAGGACACGGCCGGCGCGGTGTTCAAGCCCGCAGGCGACGCGCTCGGCGCAACCGGGCTGCCGCCAGAGGCGGTGCAGTTCGGCATGGAATTGCTCGGCACGGTCGCGGACGCGGCCGGACTGGCGGGCGCTGGAAGGGGCATCCGTCTCGGCACGCGTGCGCTTCGCCCCGACATCCCTGACCCGGGCGGCGTTCCTCGTCCTTTCGGCCCGGAGGTGGAGCAGGCCCGCCGATTGGACTATCGCGTGACGCCGAGCCAAGTGGCCGCCAAAGCGCAGGCGAACGCACCGATCGGCGACTTCGGCCCCTCCGTGCCTGGCACGCTGCGCGAGGCGTTCACCGGCCCGGACTTCCATGTGCGCGCGATTATCGACAACCAGAAGCGCACCAACGCCTTCGCGGCACGCGAACTCGGGCTGACCGAACTGACTCCGATGGGGCTGCAGTTCGCGAAGAACCCGCACAACATGGTGTTCAACGAAGTTGCGCAGTCCCTCCCGGTGCTGCGCAGCGACCCTGAGTTGATGCAGGCGGCCAACGTGCTCGGCGCCGCGCGTCGCGACAACCCGCTCTTGCGCACCACGACGGCTGTCGAGCAGGTGCGCGACCGACTCTTGAACATGGAGTCCGTCCCGACGCAGCAGGCGCTCGACGCGATCCGCTCGTATCGGCAGGACGCCTCCAAGCTGTTCAAGCAGGCCGAGATGGGCGGCAGCGGCATTGGAGTGCTCGAGGCGGAGCAAGCCGCGCTCGCGTATCGCGGCGCCGCTGACGCGCTCGAAGCGGCCATCGAACGGCAGGCCGGGA